CTCTACTAACACCAAGTCGCCGAGCCAGCTCCCCGCTACCGACAGTCCTGTGCAAAGCCCGAATCTCACGAACGGATTCCTCAGTGATTCTGGCTCCTGGCTGTTTGACGCCCCGCGGGGCTCGACCCTTCCTGGTCATGTCCGCTCGATTGTCCACATCGGTCCCCAAAAACAAATGCTCGTCTCGGACGCACGGCGGATAGTCGCACTTGTGGCAGACACACATACCGTCAGGGATTGGGCCGAAGTGAATTTGCCAAGAAACGCGGTGAGCCCCTTCCATCACGCCAGTGCTTACACCGAATCTGCCGTAGCCAGTCGGAAGGCGACAGGCAGTCCACGGCCAGCATGGTCCGAGTTCCGGGCGCATGATGGGGCCGTCTTTATTGACCTTGGCCCAGAAGCGTTCAAGGAACGGTTTGTGCGGGCGTCGCTTATAGCCACAAGCTTGGCTGCAGTAGCACCCTTTTCCGCGACGAAGTCTATACGGTTTAACCTTAAACGGCCGGTGGCAGACGGAGCAGACGGTAATCATATTCCCTCCAATCAGGGACAATCGGTTAGTAGCGACTTGGCAGGCGCGCCGATTGGGGACACGCTTTTCGCGGATCAGGCTAGCCAAGTCAAAATCGAGAATACATCACATCATCAAGCTCAACCGCTCAAAAGTCCAACGGCAAAAAGCGGATTCCAAAAGTTTCTCACCGTCGCCTTGTACCCCTTCACGCCTTATCGCCGAGATTCAGAGGACCGCGTGATGAACTGGTTGAATGGAGCGTACGTCGGAACTGGTTACGTGGATCTTTACACAACGTTCCGTGCGCTGAACGCCAGCCCGACAATCCGCGAAACCTCCCCGATCTTCGGAACCTATTTCACCGGCCGACCGCACCCGGTGAACGCTTTCCTCGTTCACACCGGAGTGAATTACGCATTCCTCTCCGGGATCCGCTATGCACATAACTGGGCGCACGATCGGAACTCACAGAGTCAGGGAAAGTGGAAGCGGGCCAGCGAGTACGTTCTCTGGGGATTGGTAGTGGGGTTGACGGTAGACCGTGCGAGAGTCGCGAATAACAACCGCAAGCTAGCAGCAAGGTACGGGAAATGACGGATTCCAAACAGCGAGCAACAACATCCGGCCTACCGCCGGCCGAGGATTGCAAGGAAAGCGGTGCGCCGCAACCAATCAACCCGCTAACCGGCCAATATGCGGACTATTGGGTACTACCTGCCGAGGAGCGCGCGAAAGGATTCGTCCGTCCTGTGCGGCGAAGCTACAAGCACGTAGGCGCACCCGGTCCCAAATATGATCTGCACGATCTCACCGACGAGGAGAAACAACGGTACGCGAATACACCCGTTCCCTACGTTAAGTTCGAGAAGTATCCAGAGAGCGAAAGTCCAGTGACCGGCAGGTACTGGACACAAAAGCAGCTCGACGAAGCGGGCAAGGGCTGCGGCGTCGTTACCACCATGAGCATGGCGATCGCAGAGACCTACGCGCGCCAGCCCGACTATTACGGCTCCACTTTTTGCGTTGGATGCCGCGCGCACTTTCGGGTTGGCGAAGACGGGGAATTCGTCTGGGATGGCGACGGCTCAAAGGTTGGAACATGAAAACCTTTCTCGCGCTACAGCTCGTCTTAGCGGCCGTCATGGTCGCGCTGTGGATCGACCTCCGGAGGATCTAATCATGTGGGACCAATACGACCGGATCTTTACTCGCGCTGACGGCCTGGCGCGAGGCCCGCGGCGAAGGCCGACGCTCCATGGTTGCCGTCGTCCATTCGATCCTCAACCGCGTGAATAACCCGAAGTGGTGGGGCAACTCTGTTTCGAGCGTGATTGCAAAGAAGTGGCAGTACAGCTCCATGACCGATCCGAACGACCCGCAACTAACAAAGTTCCCCGTGCAACCGGACGAGTCCTTCAGCCAGGCGCTCCTTGCCGTCGCCGACGTGCTGGATAACGAAGTGCCGAATCCGGCCCCTCGCGCGGACAGCTATTACGACGACTCGATTCCGCCTCCGAAGTGGGCCACGCCGGACAAGCTCGTGGGCAAGATTGGTCGACTCACTTTTTACAACATAGATCAAGACACCGGGGATTAAGGCGATGAAATGACCGGAACCGACCTCACGGCAATCTTCACGATTCTTACTCCCTTCATTCTCATTGCGTTTCAGTTGTATCGCGAGAATCGAAAGCGGAAATGGGACAAGGAAGACAAGGCCGAACTGGCCGCCGCTACCGCTAAAGCCGCCGAGGAAGCACTCGAAGCTGCACGGGACAGGACCGCCATGCTGGCCAAGCAAGCCGCGAAAAATACCGAGAAGCTCGCCGAGCAGGCGAAACACAACACCGAGGAGCTTTGGGAACAGGCCCACGGGCACACCAGAAGAGTCGAGAAGGCGATCGAGGTGAACACGGAGATCAGCACCAAAGCTTTCCACGAAGCTAACAATGTGAACGTCAAATTAGAAAAGCTCGGGGTAGAGCATAACGCGCTCCAACGTGAGGAGCTGGAAAACGACAAGCCGTGAGCAAGAGAGATCCTCTGCCTCGCTGGGACCCGAGTATGTCCGACGGCTGTAGCGTTCCTCCTGGGCTACGCTGGCTTATCAAAGCAGAATCGCCGGCCTGCTGTGCCTGCTGCCAAATTCACGACGAATCGTTTTTTCGCGGTGGAACTCGAGAGGACAGGAGAAACGCGGACGTTGCCCTGAGAGAATGTTTGGTTAATGCCGGAATGCCGAGGGCGCTGGCGAATCTGTATTACATCTCGGTCAGGGTTGGGGGATCTCCTTGGTATCGCGTGCCAAGGGTCAGTTGGGCGTGGGGTGGAAATCGATTCGTTTACGACAAAGAAAAGAAGTGACTTCAGGCCACATGCTTCCAGGTTTTTCTCTTCACGATGAGTCGAATCCCGGTTTCGCTCATAGCGAATTGGATAGCCAGTTCTTTTACAGTGCGTCCGGCCTCGTGCAGATTGCGGATATCCCTGACAGACTGTTCGGAAATCTCAGCAAAACAATTATTTTCTCCAACCGCCCCTCGCTGCCTTCCCTTGGCTACCATGTCCGCGGTGTTATCGGCGCCAGTTCCAAGCCAGAGATGCGCCGGATTCACGCAGGCGGGATTGTCGCCGCCGGGGCAGTTGTGGAGGACCCAGAGGCCGTCGGGAATCGGGCCGACGTGAAGCATCCACGAGACGCGGTGAGCCGGCCACATCCAGTCATGCCATACACCAACAAGCCCGTATCCACCGTGATTGAGAGCCGCAGTCCAGAGCCAACAAGATTCTGTTTTATTCACCTTGGACCAAAATCTCTTCTCCAGCGGTATCCGGAGGGTCGTTACCTTGCAGGTGTAGCTGCAACATTTTCCCCACCCGCGCCGAATGCGACTTGGCCAAGCCTCAAACGGCCTGGAACAGACGACGCATATCATAGAAATCCTCTGCCGTTTTGTCTTCCCGGAGCACTGGAGCGAACAGCACTTTCTGCCGCGCAAGATTTCAGACGGCCTAGCGTAAAACGATTTCGAGCAGACGGCGCAGGTGAGGTATTCCGCTTTACCAGATTGGTAGCATTGGGGGCTGCAGTATTTTCCGCCTCCGTCTCTAACGCGACTCGGCGGAATGCTGAACTGTTTTGTGCAAGCGAGGCACGTAACGATTGTAGACTTGCTTACAGCCATACTGTTCATCCTCAGACGATGAATGGTTTGGTCAGGGAGGCTGGGGAGCGTCGAACTCTCCAGCCGACCGTTCCAATCTATCACAAAACCCCACTGAATAAATCAGACATCCAATGATCTGCCAAACCTGTAGCCGGGGAAAGTCATGCCGATAGTATCCTGCCCGCAGTGCGGAAAGGCACACGATTGCCTGCTGGACCTTTCAGAAAACACGAAGAACTTGGGCACGCTTTTTCCCGAAAAAGTGATGCAGCCAACCTGGGGGAATACCTATACAGACCCGGTTTTTGGGACGAAGGTTCGGCGCATCTCGGATGCTGAAGTGCAAGGGTCTGAGTCGATCGCGACCGAGTATTCCACCGTGAACCCGTGGAACGCTGGTCGGACGCGGCTTCTGCTGGTTCATCACGATCGATTCGGGATGTATGACGCCGACGGCGAATTCATTCATTCGATACCGATAATACCTGCAGGTTCGGAACCGCGCTGGCACCCGATGGACCCAAACTGGCTGCTGTTCCTCAACGGCAATTCCGTCTGGGGCTACAACCAGTCCACGGGCGTGGCCTTCGAGAATCACAAGTTCGCACAGTTCTCGAAGATTTCCGCTCTTGGAGAATCCGATCTTTCCCGCGATGGCGATCACATAGTCCTCGTGGGTGACGACCGGCACATCTTCCTATTCAACTACAACGATAAGGTGGAAACGAAGATCCTCGATACCGGGGGCAAGCCGCTCGATTCAGTCATGCTTACCGACGACAACCGCGTCCTCGTTTCCTGGAAAGAAATCTCTGGGCCGGAACCCATCCAGCTTTACGACCGGTTCGGCACTTACATCCGAGACGTGACTCGCGCCAACGGGCACAAGGACCTGTTTAGGAACTGGCTCGTTTGGGCGAACAGTAACGACCCTCACCCGATCGCGAATGCTCGGAACGCCATCGTGCGAGTGGACCTCGAGACCGGCGAACAAGTCCCGCTGCTCGAGCTGGACTGGTCTCTAGTGGTTCACGTGTCCTGCGCTGATACCGGCTGGGCTTGCATCAGTACTTTTCCGTGGTTTCCAGAATCGGAGTGGAGGCCATTCACAAACGAAGTCTTCCTGCTCCACATAGGGACAGGTGAGGTTCGGCGGCTCTGTCACCATAGAAGCAAAGTCGAACGCATGCCTGATGGGCAACCGGATTACACCGCAGAGGCGAAGGCCGTGATCAGCCGCGATGGGAAGCGCGTGCTCTATTCAAGCAACTGGTGCGGACGAGTGGACGCTTTTTCAATAGAGGTCTAGGCCACATGCTTCCAGGATCGCCTGCCAATCGCGTGTCTTGCGGTACTCTCGCTGACCCCAAGTTGCATGGCAAGTTCTTTTGTCGTTCGTCCATTGCTATGCGCGAGGCGAATCTCGCGAACAATGTCGTCGGTGAGCTTGGCGTTCTGGTTTTTGATTCCAGCTATGCCGCCTCCCTTGCTGATCATATCTCTCATGTTGTCGGTGTGCGTCCCGAGCCACAGATGCGCAGGATTCACGCATGCTGGGTTATCTCCACTGGGGCAGTCGTGGAGAACGTCAAGCCCATCGGGAATCGGGCCGTTCGTCAACATCCAGCTCACACGATGCGCTAGAACGGAAGCTCCGTTCTCCCTAAAAGATCCATATCCGAGATGCGTGAGAGCGCCAGTCCAAAGCCAACACGATTCCGTCTTGTGAACGTGCCGCCAAAAGCGAATTTCGATCGGAATGATTTTTCCTTTTTTGAAGCATTGCCAAGCGCAATATTTTCTAGGCGCGATCATGCTGGGATACAGCTTTATTTCAAACGGCTTCTCACAGAACGCACAAACGATAGAAACGATTGTAGACTTGCTTCCAGCCATGCTGTTCATCCCTCAGACGATGAATGGTTTGGTTAGGGAGGCTGGGGAGCGTCGAACTCTCCAGCCGACCGTTTCAATCTATCACAATCCAACTATAGCAGGAGATTTATGACGCTCACATTTTTAGGGAGTCTCGTGTTCTCGCTTGTCTTTGTCGCCATCCATCTTTTAAGGGATGCGATCATGGCGACGACGTTCGCAGCCGCGGCCAGGCCGGCAGCGGTCGGACTGGCGTTTCTGTTAGTCGCATATCTTTTGGGGACCGGCAAACTCGGGTGAGGCGCCCAAGGATAGGCAAGGCGCGTCGAGTTGTACCGGAACAGAGGCAGGATTACAAATTCAGGGAGACTCAAATGAGCGACATAGGGAGAGGTCAGGGGGCGCGGCGAGTCACGGCGCCGGAAGATGTGCCGTATCAGATGAGAGTACCGAGGCGCCGAGGCGAGATCTACAAACGCGAGGATAGAACATTTGACTGGCGGCTCATAGCCACGAGGAACGGAAAGAGTGTCGCAACGAGCGGCGGCCAGGGCTTTGCGGATCGCCGCGGGGCACGGGAAGCTTTTCTTCGGGAGTTTCCGGGCGTGCCGTTTGAGTATCTGGTGGGTGAGTAGGCCGTGGCCGGAGTGTGGATAGCCTTCGGAATTCTCGGAGTGCTCTACGTGGTAATGCTTTCAACCAAACAAGGAGACGAATACAATGGATTTCAATCCGACCAAAACGAAGAACCAATTCAACAAGTGCGTCGACTTCCACAAGAAGAACGGTGGCGCGAGGACCCAGCTCCGGCCCAAGATCAAATCCATCGGGCCACGCAAAGCGATGGAGGGGCGCGAGGATTACCGCAAGTTGAAATATGAAACGGGCCAGGAGTTCATGATGGACGAGAGTTCGATCGCGGGGCTAGTTCACGCATACTCGACTTTAGTCGCGCTCTTAACCGGCAACTTCAACCTGGTTGCAATTCCATTTTATTTCGAGGATGCAACTCCGCGCGCCCGCGGCCTGGCTCCCTCGGCTGCGCTGTCACCCTATGCTAGTTTCGCAATCCGGATCGGCATGGGCTTTCTCTTTGCGTCATTCAAGAGCGCGAAGGGCAAGAAGGATTCAGAGGAAATCTCGCACGAGATCCACGACGGGATACGAGACGCGCATCCAAAATTCTGCAAATAGGTGTATCCTGCCTTCGTGTCTTTGTTACACAAACACAAATCACGGAGAGGTAAGCCATGGCAGGAATAGACCCGAGTAAGTGCAAAGTGAGTTTCAACAAAGCCCTGGATGCTTTGGAGAAGGCGGACTGGAAGCAAAACCTTTCGCCCGGTATCAAGACCATCGGCCCGCAGAAGATGTTCAAGCTGCAGGGCGTGCAAACCCCGTTCCGCCTCGTCACATGGGACGGCGGCGAGAAGCAGATGCTCAGCGAGACAACGATCGCGGAGCTCGTGTACGGCACGACTGCCTTGGCGGCAGGCGTGCTTGCGGATTCTCTGCTCGCGTACAATCCGCTCGGAATCACGGCCGCACGCAGCAAGACTGCGGGAGTGCCGCGAAGGACGAACGCGCGCGATTCAAAGCGGCAGCCACAAGCGGAACACGGCGCGTGACAGGACCCGCCGGAATCCGTTAGTATCGGACTCCTTTCTTTCCGACATCGGGCCACGTTGTTTCAGTCGGGGGGCTGAAGCGAATGTGGCCCGCGTTTTTTCTTTCGAAGTAAATCCCAAAATGAATCGCCGCTCGTTCCTCCTCGCCCTCGGTGGATCCACCCTGGACGGGGGAGAGGCCTGCTCGCAGCCCGAGGTCAACCAGGCGCTCCGGGAGATCGAGGCACAAATGACCGCGCCGCGACAGCGCAACCGCGAGTGGAATATCGTCGTTCAGCGCTTCAGCATCTTTTCGTGCCGGCTGATGGACGTCGGCCTTGAGCTCAAGAAGATCGAGCTTCAGCCCGAGGTTATCAGTATGGGGGCGAAGCGCGCGATCGCTGAGGCCGGGCGGGCGCTGAAGGAACTATGTAAGGGGTTTGGGGACGTGAAGGATCTGACTTAGGTTTGCAGACGTATGCAGAGCCGATTGAATACTCTCACGGCTTCGTTGTAATCTCCCCGACTCCAGGAAGTCCGGCCCGCCTTCCGCATTCTCCTATTTGCGGCATCGACCGCGACCGCCCGGGCGAGATCGGCGTTGACCTTCATAAACCCTCCTTCGCCCGTCCCGCCTTAAGTATCTGATCCGCAGCATGAAAGATCTTCTGCGCTGACCGCTCCGGAATGTCGCCGGCACCACGGTTCCAGTTCTGGATATACCCTCTGGAGTACTCCGCTCCTGACAGTCCTAGGGATTCACAGCAGATTAATGCAACCGATTCGGCCTCGACTTCGCGCAGCGACCTGGGCGTATTGTCAGAGTCCGAGATCTTACCCTCCGACGTATGGCCAAGCAGGATGTGCGCAAGCTCGTGAAAGGTCGTCTTGTCCGGATCCGGAGACAAGGGCGAGATCGCAATCTCACGGCCGCGCGCATAGCCAAGAGTGTTTCCGTCGACCAGCTCGAAGGGGACCTCCTGGATGTTTAGGCCCGCGATCGCTGCGGAGCGGTTCCACTCGGGAATAACCGCCGGCAGATATACCGCGCCATCGGTCTGGCTCAGAACAAACCAGTTATTCTTATAGGTGAACCTGGTGAAGGTGGCGTCTTCCTCATTCTCGTCCGCCGACTTCCTTTTGCAGGTAACAGGCATGCAAAGCATGATCGCCTTCTCACCACGCTTGACGTATCGGCCGAGGCCTGCCCACTTGGGATAGGTGGCAATCGGGCCCGGCTGAATCCCGCGTGCCCAGCACTGCGCGAGAGCCAGAAGGCAATTCCCGAAGGAGTAACCATGAAAGCGGGAGTAGGCTTCGGAGATAATCCCAGGTTCGTTGACGGCTCTTTCGAGCAGGTGTTTCCAGTCCGGTGTTGTCTTTGGTGTCTCATTGATCATGTGTATATAATACAGATATGCTTGTCGTATGTCAAGCATATAATGAGACGATTACGATTTATTCTGTGGCGCTTTTAATCTGCTGCAGTAGCGGACTTCAGAGTCTTGCGGCCAGGCTTCCCGGCAATTTCCCGCTTGTACTTGCGGATGTCGGCCAGTGGAATCCATGTTAGACCCCACTGTTCCACGGAGCGCATGCGCGGAGCGGTCTCTCTCTTAGTCTTGCCAAGCGCAGAGGCTAAAGCCTGCCGGGTAATCCCGCCGAGCATCTTGCGGGCGTCTGCCGCGTTGATGCACTCGCCGAGTGTCTTGTGAATCATCTTGTTCATGTCGAGAGGATAACCGCTTGACACGCGTCAAGCAATCAATAATTATTGACGCGTGACAAACACAGTCCAAATCTATGCGCTCCGCTGTCCGCTTACTGGACTTGCGCGTTATGTCGGTGCCGCGAAAAACCCAAAAGTTAGATTGGGGTTGCATGCGGGGGTGTCCTGCAACTACGTCTCGCCAGTTTCTCTTTGGCTTTACTGGTTGAGGCGGCAGCATTCAACGATGCCAGCGATTGAGATCCTTGAGACTGTTGAAGCGGCCGCCAGATCCAAGGAAGCGATTGCAGCAGAGAAACGGTGGATGAACGCAATGATCGACGCCGGGAACCCGCTTCTCAATATGTATATTCCGGGGCGCGAAAACACGGTGTCTCGGGTTAAACTCAGTCGTTACGGAACCCTACATCCCGTTTTGAGAGTAATGAAGAACGCCGAGGCCCGAGCTCGCTGGCGCAAGGCTCACGGCTGGGCAGAATGATCTGAGCCTTCAATTAATCACCCTCACCGCCCCCGCGGGTCACCGCATACAGCTTGCAAGCCTCGATCGTCACTCGCTCCCGCAGATCCAAAGTACCGAAGTCCTGTACCTTTGTACTTTCCCGTTTAATTAGCACGACCGGCAACTCCCCGCGCAGATCGTGGCTCCGGATCCGGTAGCCCTCGGGCAGCTCGTCGACGCCATCGAGGATGACGACGGCGCCCAGGTCCTCGACCAGGGTTTGCAAGAACGCTTTCCCGATTACGGCTGTATCGATCTCTGCTCGCGGTTCTGCTTCCATCTCTCTACTATATCCGCTCTGACCTGGTACACCGCAGTTTTCGATACCAGGTTAACCTTGAAGACCGTCTCCGGCCCCGGCCGCGGCCCTTTCCAGAACGACGAATTGAAGAACTCGATCGCATTCGCCACGGCGCCGAAAAGACTCGTCGCCTGGGTAGTGTGGCCGTAGTACCCGTCGGCCCCGCGGATCAGCACGGTGCAGGTCTTGTGGATTGCCGGCGAGGTTAGGTGTGGGGCTCCATCGTATTCTCCGGCTCCCGGAGCTCTGCGGCGAGACGCCTCATAAATCCACGTGTCGCTGTCATAATTTCTTCTGCCAGTTGTGGGCTGAAGTCAGTGTCCAGCCATTCCAATTTGTTTTCAACGTGGCTAATTTTGTGCCGCCACGAATCTTTGATCGCGAGCATCAGCGGCAATACCTGCTTTAGTAAGTCGGAGTTTGATTGCTGTATTTGCGAGCGTTCCTTGTAAGGCTTGACGAGAATCTTTTCCAACCTGTCCAGGGCCCCCCAACCCGGCTTGTCCCCGGCTACCCCGAATACTTTCGCAACTTCAATCACCCCGATCTCTGCCACGAGAAGCACATGGAAAATAGATGCTGCGTACCTTGCGCAGGCAAAACACCTGGAAGACTCCTCGATATCTATTCTAGTTTTCGGCCATCTCTTAATCGTTTCTTCCCAGCCTTTCGTGGGCTTGCTGTAGTACTGTATTTCAGAACCAGTCATCGAGAAAAATAGGATATTGAACAATTCGTCAGTCAATCGCCCATGCAGCTCCCGGCTAAGATCGCGCAACTCGCCGTTTGTGCATTCTGGCTTAGAAAGTAGGTCCGACATTTCGTCGAGGGTCGCAGTAGATGCGATTAGCCCGAGATCAACGAAATGTGGCCGATAGAAGGAGTGGTTGCTGGACGCCATTTCTCTGATTTTTTTCGATATTGGCTCATCAGGGTTTAAAGCGCCACAGAGATCCATGGTGGCCGTTAGGACGGTAAACATCGTTGGATAGAAAGGCTTCACGATTTCCCACAGGCTCACCAGCCTGTATGGCTCAGCAACCCACGGTGCCTTGGGTGGCGGAAAAGTGGCAGGGGTTTCGGTGAGGACGGAATTCATTCATAGACTGTATCACAGCCACTGGGGGGCAGGTTTGCGCGGGAGCGGAGCGGGCGATCCGTTCACCTCCGGAACCAAACCAGTCCGATCCCCAGCGCAATCGAGAGCAGCGTGAGCGTCCCGGGCTCGGGGACAGGAGCTGCAGGGCCTGTCGTTTTAAATGTGCCCGATGCGGTGTCTCCAGTGTTGTGCCCGACTCCATTCATCCATACAACATATCCGCCTAAATTGAATCCTCTAACTAGGCCCCTTGTTGTGTCGAACGCGCCCCAAACGCCGCCCACACGTAGCGTGTCGAGAAAATTCTGCTTACCGAGCGAGGACCAGCTATTGGGGTCAGCTCCATGACAAATTATGCAGCTGCCGAAGATGAAACCCATCTCGTAAGTGGCGTGCCAGACCATGAGAAAACTGGAGAACAACTCCGTCGTTGGGTCATAGGTAAAAATCATGTCGTCAACTGTGCCGACGCCGGTCAGCGTCGTGAAGTCGATCCTATAAGTGATCGGGTCCGCCTGCGCGGGGATGGCGAAGAGAATCAAAGCTGCAACTGGGATTAAGAGTCGTCGTGCATTCATGGTTTCCTTTCGTTTGGGTTTGTGTGGTTGCCGGGGGAATGACTCGCCGCCCCGGCTACTGTCCTTTGGCGCCCTTACGGGCTTCGTCGTCTTGATACTCAATCTTCCGTCCCGACCTAGACTCGACTACCGACAGGGTGACCCTGACGGCATCCTTCCCGAGTTCAAACACCGCGGCCTGTTGCTTGTCGTTTTCGTCGGTGAAGTTGATGGTCAGATAGTGCTTCCGCTTCTTTGAAAGCAGAGCTAACGGTGTGGCGGCAATCGCGACCCCTACGCGCCGGCCCGCCTTCTGCCCATACTCGATGCCGTTTATCTTGTCGTACGGGATCGAGAGGTTTTTCGCCGCCTTGTTTATGCTGTAATCAAAAACGAAGTGCTTTTCACCTGTCGTCGAGGACGTGCCTTCCGTGCGTTCCGGAATGGTGTTTAGCGTGCCTCCCACGTACATCGTTTTCTTGGAGCCGAGGCCGGCCTGGGCTATGGGGGCCAGCAGGAGAATTCCCGCCAGTGCTAGAAGTAGTCTTTTTCGGTTGTTCATTTGTTTCCTTTCTTTTTCCCCTTCTCTTTTTCGTCGTATTCTCTGGCTATGTCGTCGGAGCGTTTCTTGGATAGCCCCTGCGGTTCGGCACAGCCTTTGCCGTTGTAGCAACGACTGGCGACGGTCAAAAGCTCCCAGACTCTCATGCCGAGAGCGGCGCTGACCGCGGGATCTTCTTTTACGTGTTTCCTCGTTCCGCTAAGCACTTGTTCTCGCTTAATCATTTTCAGTCGGTGGGCGTAATCCGCGTCAAGTACGGCTATCCAGGCGTCTTCATAAAGATCCACCATCTTTCTCTCTGCGGCTGTTGTCGCGCGGTCTCTTGCGACCGAGAGTTCGAGGTGAAGCTTCTCTTGAAGCCCGCCGAATTCGGCCGGACTCAAGAGTTCTAGTTGCTTCCCAACCAGGTAGAGCGGCTCAAATTTCTTTTGATCAACCTGCTGACAGGCAACGCCGGAGACTAAAACCAATATTAAAAGCCCCCGCATTATGGGCCTCTTGAATGGAATGATCTTGGCCCCCGAGGGATGAGAGGGGCTCACTGGGATAACACGCGTTTGGGCGCTGCTCTTGTCTCCTGTGTCTTCACCGTCAATCTGTTCTTCGGCTCGCTGGATCGTAGCGCCTCATTGAAAATCATTTCTATAGTTCGGATTGCAAACCCTCGATCTTCGGGACTCCTTAGAATCAAGGCCATCTTCTCGTAGACTTCTTTGTCCGCCGGATCTGTTCCGCGCTGGCCTTCGTCGCTTCGAAAAAACTCGCTGAGCGTAACCCTGCAAGCTTTCAGCAGACGTTCCAGGGTCTTGATGCTCGGACTGCCTTTATCCGATTCAATTTCAGATATTCGTTTACGGCTGATCTTGGACTCGGCGGCTAGTGACTCTTGCGTGTGTTCCGCTTTGGCGCGGTACCAAGCTACTTTCTCGCCGACTTTCATTTGATACCAATAATTCCAGCTTGTGATATTTTCTGCAAGAAAGAGCTTGACACCAAAACGACTCATCTGTTACTTATTAGTCCCATGAACATTGACACGAAAAAATTAGAGCGTGCGCGAGTCATTCGCGGATGGAGCAAAGCCAAGCTTGCCGAGATAGCCGAGATGGACGCCAGCACGGTCGGCCGAGTCGAGGCCGGTAAGAATCTCAAACCGGAGACCGTGAAACAAATCGCCGATGTTCTCGGGCTGACCATGGAAGAACTCGTAATCGAGGACGAGGTCGCCTCTTGAAGCGCACCTCCAAACCCCGCCTCCCGGACCAAGTCCGCCTTCTGCCAAGGGAGCAGCGCCGGATGCTGCGCGTACTCCGGGTGGTGGATCTCGACTCCAAAAGGGACGAAACGATTACCTTTCGTGCGACTGAATATCTTGCGGTCTGGCTGCACTTTGATGCCAGAAGGCGGGGGATGCAGCGTTCGGGGCTGATCTTCACCGTACTTTGCCGCTATCTCAGAGCGCAAAAGGGTACACGTACACGCACACAGCGGAAGGCCGCATAACACGGGAGACGAATGGCAACATGGACAATCGCACTAAGCGCAGGAGCTTGGGCAGCACTCGCAATCGGCGCACTGGTCATCGTACTCGCGCTGATCGGGTGGGTGCTCAAGACCTTCGACGACGGGACGTTTGACGACTCCCGCAAGGACAAGAAGCCGAGATGACGACTGACATCCTTGCCCGCGAAGTTACGGTGTGTGCGTATTGCCTAACAGCGGCGTGCTGGCAGGCAGAATTCTGCTGCGAGAAGTACAAGACAGCCGACACAACGCAGAAGACTGTGCGCGAACTCCTGAACCTTCATCTTGAGCCGCCTCGGTACTGGAACTTAAAAGAGATGGCCCGGAAAGCGTCGGAAGCGCCACCGGGCCGAGATCATACGGAATTTAGTTAACTGAGATCATACCTCAAAAGAAAACAAAATCTATGAGCAATGCCGCGTTGATACAGGAAAACGAATTGGAGTCGAAGGCCCTCTCGTTGCCGGCGCAAGCGAAGGCAATCAAGATCGTCGACCAGGCGAGCTACAACGCGGCGGCGAGGATGAAGCTCGGACTGGTGGATCTCGAGAAGCAGATCGTCGATCACCATGCGCCGATAAAATCCGCTGCGCATAAGGCTCACCTGGCGGCGTGCGCGGCAGAAAAGAAACTGCTGGATCCGACGAGGGAGGCTCTGGCAATCGTCAACCGGTCGCTCGCCGTTTGGGAGCGCGAGCAGGAGCAGATTCGGCTGGAGGAGCAGCGCAGAAAAGATGCGGAGGTCGCGGAGGCCAACCGCAGGGCGCGACAGGAAGCCGAGGCGGCAGAGCGCAGAGTCAGGGAAGAAGCCCAGAAGATAAAAGAGGAAGAGGAGGCCGTGCTTCGGGCGGCGCTTGAAGCGGAGGCGGCCGGCGCGCCCCCGGAAGCGGTCAACGCAATCATAAATACGCCGATCCCCGAGCCGGTTATTGCTCCAGCTCCAGACCCAAAGCCGATTCCCAGAACGGTTGTCGCGCCGACCTTCCGGAGAGTGGCGGGAGCAGCGCCGCGGGAGAAAAACTACCGCGCAGAAATCACGGACATCAAAGTTCTATGCCGGGCCGTGGCCGATGGCTCCGCGGCGCCAGAGTGCGTCGAGGGGAATATGACGTACCTGAACAAGAGGGCACGGGACGACAAGGACAAGCTGTCAATCCCGGGCGTAAAAGCGGTTAAGGACGAGTGGTAAACGAAAAGGCCCGGTGTGCGGCCGGGCCTAGCTATCTAACCAACTGATAAAGCGAGGGGATTCTATCATGGATTTCAATATTACCGAGAGCGAGGAGGAGGGCGGCTTCATCCTCACGATCGAAAACACAAAATGGATTTATCCGACGCTGAAGAAAGTGTTCGACAAAATCGAGCGGCTGCTTGAGGCCGCAAAGAAGGAGGAGTAATGCCAACCACAGAACAGGAAACCAGATCAACCGGCGAGATTGAACCGGAGGTCCTGCCCCCCGAGTCCCATCTCGTTAGGTCGCCGGCAATCCCAACCACGATCGAGGAGCTAGCGGCTCTCGACGAAGGCCCGGATATCGTTGAGGCAAAAACTCTAATCCTCAAGAGCTTCAGGCTCGCCTCGATCAAAGCAACCAATCCCCAGGACTGGCTTCTGTTCAAGGCCGTGGATCCGAGCGGCGGCTCCGAGAGGATCACGGGGTTTCTCAGCGATCAGGGCTGCCAGAGGATTCGCCCGCTGTGGGGGATAGACATAACACCCACGAGCGAATTCGAAAAGATCACCGCTGAGGATGGGGAGTTTGCCTATCTCATTCGCGGTGATGGTTTTTGTTCCACAACGAATCGAAAGGTAACCGACGTCGAAGGGCTGAGGTACTCGACGGATCGATTTCTCGACGGCCTGACCGCGATCATGAAAGAGATGAGAGTCAGGCAGGCGGCGCGGGCGAATCTAGACGGCACAATAACGCGCAAGCTCACCGGCATGGGAAATATAGCCGCTGAAGAATTGGAAGAGGCTTGGGCTGGAACATGGAAAAAGCTTGACCTGTGTGCGAGGGGCAAAGGCTACGGGACCGGGAAGGAGCGGGCCGGAGACGCTGACTCTAAAGCCCCGAGTGGTAAGGGCCCGCTATGCGAGCACGAGAAGTGCGGCAAGCCGATGAAGTTCTGGGCCGCAAAGGGCGACATGGTAGCCGCCTATAAGTGTCCAGAATTCAAGTGGGACAGCACCACGCGGACGAGCAACGGCCACTCTCGGATAACACTTGCCGAGTACCAGAAGCAGCAAGCGGCCGCCGCTAAGGCCGACGGTGAGAAAGAGGCCGGGGCGGAGGGCTAAGTGCAAACCATTCATGAGCGATTCTGGAGCAAGGTCAACAAGACCGGAGAGTGCTGGCTCTGGACAGGATGCGCCCGCAGCGATGGTTTTGGGCAATTTCGAGTTGCCGCAAAGAACGTACTTGCCCATCAAGTCGCGATGAGACTTGATGGGCGTACAGTTGCTCCCTACACGATGATCCGGCAGAGCTGCGGCAATCGTTTGTGCGTGAAGCCCGATCATTTGGTGTTTGGTCGAGCGCCAAAGATACCGCAACTTGACCGCTTCCTATCAAAGATCTCAAAGACCGCTAGCGGCTGTTGGGAGTGGACCGGCAAACGGCTTGAGGCTGGATACGGACAATTTGCAATTTCGCGAAGCGTATACGTTCTCGCGCATCGCTATTCATACGAGGCGTTCACGGCGGAGATACCGGAGAACACGAACGTCTGCCACGACTGCGACAATCCTCCGTGCGTCAACCCCGATCATCTCTTTCTTGGAACGCAGGCTGAGAACCTGGCCGATGCCAGGCGAAAGAATCGAATGTGGTGGCAATCCCAGGCGGAGGGACTATGCAATCCATAGCGTTATCGCCTGTGCAGATTGTGAATTCAATTCAATCCACATGGGAACAACTGTTACTAAAGGAACGGAGGCCGGCATCGAAGCGGGCCTACACTTACGCCTCCGGCTTCTCTCCATGCACGCGCCAGCTCACGCTCGAGATGGTGGAGGGTGATAAGCAACCCCCCTGGTCCGCGCAGCAGCTCGCCAATTTCGAGCGCGGCGACGACCGAGAAATTTCTCTCCTGGCCAAGCTCTCGCGCGTCGGGCAGCTCAACGATCCGCCGTTCAAGGTGATCGGCCAGCAAGAGCGGTTCGAGCTGCGCGACAGACAGGGCCGCGTGGTGATCGTCGGGAAGACCGATGCGACGTTTGATTTCGGAGGCGGACTCAAGCCGAAGATCGAAGTCAAGAATTGGTCCCCCAACATCACGGCCAGGATAAACGAGTTTGAAGACCTGTTTCACTCCCCCTGGACGCGCCGCGGGGCCTACCAGATCCTCGCGTATCTCTATGGATCCGGCGAGCCGATCGGCTTCCTACTTCTCGACCGGCCGGGGATCCCCGCGCTGATCCCGGCCGAGCTCGAGGAGCACCTTGACCGGATGGAAGATTTCCTGACCCGCGCATCCGAGGCTCAGGACCACCGGGAGGCGGGAACGCTCCCGGATTACATCCAGGATACGGGTGAGTGCAAGCGCTGCTGGTGCTATGGAATTGTTTGCAACCCCCCCGTTCACAATGCCGGCGCCAAGATCCTCACCGATCCCGAGCTGGAAGCGATGCTCAAGAGACGCGATGAGCTCTCCGAGGCGGCGCACGAATACGACGGCCTGGATAAGACCGTGAAAGCCCTGCTCCGCGGTGTCGAGCTGGGGATCGCCGGGCAGTTTCTGGTTGAAGGGAAGTGGGGAAGGAACACCACGTACCCGGTGCCGGCGGAGATCAAGGATAAGTACAAGAAGGTCGACGAGAAAGGGAAGTTCACGCTGACCTTTACCCGGCTGTAGCTTACGGCCCCGTCCCGATTGCGCAATGGGTCGCCGGTTACTTGCCGGTGGCGGGGCCACTCTCCAGAAATGGAGCGGCCTGCAGGCTTCGTCATTCGATTGCCTGATCCCAATACGGGCAATCACCCTTATGAATGGCGGGGCCTGCTGGCTGATGCGCCTGACGCGAGAGCGTACCTGAAGCGCTAGTGGGTTCGATGCTTTAGTTGCACGCGTGAGCAGGGAGACATCCTGCGAAGAAAGTGGGCATCCACGGTTGCATCGGCCAGGAGTTCCGGGAGCCCAAGGCAGGGCTAGCCAACGGTGCCTTTCCGGTGTGTTGCCGGGCGGCTCCCGGATGAAGGGATTGAGAATCCGGGTGCGGGGAAACCCGGCGCTGACCCTCCAACAGCGGCGCCCCGGTGCGTAGCCGGCACCCGGATGGAGATTGAAGATGACGACCGACCGCAAGCAGCTTGAAGAAAATAGCCGGGACCTGGCGGACCTAATCAAGCCGCATTTGCCGCCGGGAACGGGATTCACGCTGTTCCTCTTTGACTACGGAGCGGATGGCAACCTGGCTTACATCTCGACGGCGCCGCGTGAGGATTCAATTCCGATGATTCGGGAGTGGTTGGCGCACATAGAGGGCCGGGCGTTCAGTCACCCAAACCAGAAGTTTAGGACATGAGGACGCATGTCGACCTTCGACAGTAAGAACCTCATCGATCGATTGATTGCCGGTAACGGGAGGATCGACCCGGAGGACGCGCCTGACAATCCCTGGGCCGTGAAGATCGTGGAGTACACGACTCCCGAAGGGCACAAGGCCTGGGGCGTGGTCTTTGAGACTGACGCAGACCCGGGAAGATACGAGCGCGAGACACAATACGTTCGAAAGCCCCGCGTGATCTGGAGGCGGGTGAACGACGAGTACAGCGTGCTTGAGGAGGACTTCTGATGAGCTTTGCGGGCATCGATGTTGGGCAGAGCGGAGGTATCGCGTGTCTCGACGACAGAGGCGCGGTCCTACTCGTTCGCCGTATGCCGAGAGTCGAAGGTGAAGTCTCCCGCCTCTTCGAGCACGAGCTGATCCCGCTTGGCATCGAGCACGCGTGGATTGAGAAGGTCCACGCCTTCCCCGATACGAAGGACAAGGAGGGCAACATCCTGAAGCAGGGCCAGGGTGTCGTGAGCGCGTTTACATTCGGGCGCGGGGCCGGGGTCCTGATCGGCTGCCTCCTGATGGCACACATCCGCTTCGAGGAGATCGAACCGAGGGCATGGCAGAAGATCCTCGGAGTTCCGGCTCGGATGAAGAAGCCGAAGAAGCAGACGCTCCCGATGTACCCGCCCGAAGAGAGCCAGGCCGACTTCAAGCGGCGGCTACGCGCGCGGGCTTTGCAGCTCTTCCCTGGTGTCGACTTAAATTTGATGACCGCAGATTCTCTACTCCTGGCTGAAGCGTGCCGCAGGATCTCGCTGCAAATGCGCGGGCATGCAGTTGCGTTACCAGCTCCAAAACCTGAAACGAATTTCAGCCAGGTCTCGAACTTGGCAGGAGATCTGCCGTGACCATCAACCAGACTAGGAGTGTGACCAATGCCAATACGTAGGCTCCCCGTACCTCTTAATGAAGGTGAGCGCTTAGCCCACGGCCAGGAGCTCGCGCGCCTGATCGACCTGGAGCAGACCACCGAGGAGAGGCACAAGTCCATCAAGGCCAACCTGAAGGAGGAGATGGACCGGATCCAGGTCCAGATCCGCGCGGAGGCCAAGCTCCTCACCGATGGCAGTGAGGACCGCGAGATCGACGTGGAGGACGTCTTCGATCACGAAACGCTGAAGGTCCACGTTCGGCGGATCGACAACTACGAGCTGATCCTCACGCGGGATATGAGCGAGGAGGAGAAGATCCAGTGCCGGCTGCCGTTTGACGGCAAGGGGAGACGGGGAAGGCCTGATAGGAGTGCCAATGCCTGAGAGAAAGACTTTCACGCTGACCGTCGAGCAGTTCCGGACCATTCTCGCCGCCTGCAAGCCGACTCCTGCCATGTGGGCCAGTGGAGGACGCCCGCTGTTCGATTCCCCGCAAGAGAACGCCAACCGGGCCTGGCAGAAGCTCGCAGACGAAATGGGATTCGTGTGGGACACGGTTCAGCCAGGTCGGACGAAGATGGAATTTACCGCAGAGGTGAAGACTAATGGACGCGCCAAAAGCTGACCAGCTCTGTGAGTGTGGTCACGAGAAGCGGAAGCACTTCTTTGTTGGAGGTAACGTCCTTGGTTCGTGCCTGCATTGGTCGTCTAGTGCCGAGGAATACTGCGACTGCGAGGAATTTAGGCTGAAGAAGGAGGGGAAGGGTGGACGCACCGAAGGCTATAAGGAAACCTCGTTGCACGATGATTATTAATCCTGGCGATAAGTTCGGGCGGCTGACAACAGTCGAGCGTGTATTCAGAAAACCGCGCTGGCGCTGGCTTTGCCAATGCGACTGTGGAGCCCAAACGATTGTCGCATCACATAACCTGCTTGCCAGCACGAATTCATGCGGATGCTGGAGGCGCGATCGACTAAAAAGCCACGGTCTTACCGAGTGTGCCGAATACTGGATTTGGGTGGATATAAAACAGCGATGCCTTAATCCGAAAAGCCGGAGCTTCGTGTGGTACGGCGCTCGCGGGATTACAGTCTGCGACGAGTGGCGGGATTCGTTCCAGGCGTTCTATGACTACGTAGGTCCGCGCCCTTCGCGCGAACTGTCTATCGATCGCAAGAATAATGACGGCAATTACGAGCCCGGCAATGTGCGATGGGCAACGGCCAGTGAGCAAGCAAGGAATCAGCGAAGGCCTAAGCAGGAGGCTGCCAGTGCCGCCGGCGCATGAAGTCTTGTTCGGGCTGGCGGTGGTTGCGCTCGGGCTGGTGATTGCCTGGGTGCTTGAAGTCAGACGCAGGAGGCGGGGTTGAGACGAATCGGTGCGGCATGGGACTCGTACCAACGGGAGGTTGTCCCGAAGAACGCGAGCACTACTCAGCGATGGGAAACGCGGCGGGCATTCTATGCCGGAGCGCAGGCCCTTTTCCAGACGATCATTAATTTGCTGGAGCCGGGATCGGATGCAACAGACGCGGACCTCCGGATGATGGATGAGATCGACGCCGAGCTGAAAGAGTTCGCGAATGCGGTCGAGAGAGGCAGGGCATGAGCAAGCCCATTCCAGACAAACGACTGAAAGCCATCGCCAAAGAGAGTTTTGACAGGATCGGCGACAGCAGCATCTTCCTGCTTCTGTTCAACGAAAAGATGGTGGAAGAGGTTATCCCGCTTATCCAGATGGGACTGGCCGTATATCTCGACAAGCCGATCGCGATCCTGATGCCGAAGGGGGCGCGAATGTCGATGAACCTGCAGCGTCTTGGCGTGGCGACGGAAGAATTCGATCCGGAAGATACAGCTTCGATCGAGGCCGCGAGCATGCGGCTACTCCAGAAGATGAAGGTATAGAGGGGAACGAATGGCCATCCTTTGGAGATATCCGGTCCGCGGTCGCACTCTCCCAAACGGGCGAGTCCTCCGGCTCGTTCGACGCCAGGACGCGCGGGAGATCCTCCGAGGCGAGCGCACGCTCCGGGTCTCGGTCGATGGAATCATTCTCGCGGTCCTCGCGGCCTTCGGGGCAATTTCCCTGGTTGCGCTTACAACCTGGTTCTTACTGAGATTGGTGGTGGGATAGGAAGGGGCACGGTCTTTGATGGATCGCCGTGTCAGTCATTTTCATAGATCGATGGAGGAACGATGGAGATCACACGGATGAGGGAGCTGGCGATAACCGGCATCGCCTTTCAGCGCGAACGACTCGACGCCGAGCTGCGCGAGCTGATCGACGAGCAACAGACGGAGCTGCGGCAAGCAAAGCTTTTGCCGGCGGCGATGATCGAGGAGCCATCGCGCCGGAAGAATGGTCGAGCAAAGGTCAGACGAAAAGTCCGTGCCTCGGCAAGCGGAGAGAAGCCCTGCAATACCTGCGGGAAGACGAAGCCGCTATCGGAATTCCACAAAAACCACGTCTACAAGGACGGCCACACTAACCGCTGCAAGGACTGCCTGAATGCCAGAGTCCGCGAGTTGAGAGTTCAACGGACCGCAGAGAAGTCGGCCCCCCCCCGCAAGAAGGGCTACCACCCTCGCAAGGCCAAGCAGTCGATCGACCCGCACACGCTGACAGTCGAACCCGCGACAACGTTGCTCGACCCGGCGACAGCCGACGCTCTGACCTGCCGTCTCTGCAATTCCCCGTGCTCCAGTCTGGAGCGATACCGCAATCACATGAGACTTGTCCATAAGAAGGAGACTGCTGCATGACTGAGAACTTTGAATTCCGCATGGTGCCGCTGGACCAACTGCACGAGTCGCAGTGGAACACGCGAAAGCATTTTGACGACAAGAAATTTGAGGAGCTGCTCGGGAGCGTGGTACGCGTGGGGGTCCTGACTCCGCTACTCGCTCGACCGAACGCCGACGGTTTCGAGATCGCCGCAGGCCATCGTAGATTCAAGGCGGCGAAGAAGGCAGGCCTGAAGGAGCTGCCCGTCCGAATCCGCCTGATGACCGACGCGGAGTTTCTCGAGATCGTCACAATAGAAAATTTGCAGAGGGAGGACCTGCATCCCCTGGACGAAGCGCTCGGCTACCAAGCGCTGATGAAGAAGGCCGGCTACGACGTGCCGGCGATCGCGGCCAAGGTCGGAAAAAGCGAGAGCTACGTTTATCAACGACTCAAGCTCGCGGACCTGATCGAGCCGGCGAAGAAGCTTTTCTTCGAAGAGGAGATCACGGCGGGGCACGCGATCCTGATTGCGCGCCTGGAGCCGAAGGATCAGGAAGAGGCGCTGGGCAGCTGCTTTGACAGGTGGCGCAAGGGCCTAGATGGGAAGCCAATCATGAATTGCAGCGTGCGCGAGCTCAACGGCTGGATTCAAAACAATCTGCACCTCGATCTTCACGCGGCGCCGTTCAAGAAAGAGGACGCGGATCTGGTCCCGGCTGCCGGCGCTTGCGTGACCTGCCCAAAGCGGACCGGCTTCGTTCCCCAGCTTTTCCCTGATATCGCCAAGAAGGATACCTGCACGGATCGGGCGTGCTTCCAAGCCAAGACGAAGGCCCACGTTGCCCGCAAGAAGTCGGAGCTGGAAGCCGAGGGCACGAAGCTCGTCGAGATCTCCACGGGATACGCGAGCTACAACGAGAAGAACCGTAAGGATGCGCCGCTTTATTCCGACAAATACAGCCGCATCGCCGGCAAGAAGGACCGCTGCGAGAGTGCGCAGAAGGCGATCGTAGTCGAAGGAAGCAAGGACCTCGGCCACGTCGTCGATATCTGTCGAAACCCGAAGTGCAAGGTGCACCATGGCGGATCAATCCGCGGGCAGTATGGGAACCATCTTGGTAATGCCCGCGAGCGAAACGAGCAACGCCGCAAGGAGGAGAAAGCCCGCAACGAAACCACGCTGCGCCTCCGGATACTCGACGGCATTCTTGCCATTGGGCGCAAGGAGCCCTCGACCGAGGACCTGCGACTGATCGCGATGGAGTTCTGGGGCAGGACGTTCCACGACAATCAGAAGCTGATTGCCAATCGCCGAGGATGGGACGTTAGCGCGAAAAAGCACCAGTACTCAACGGGTCACGATTACAGCGGAGCGGGAAAGAAAGTGATTGCTGCGGCCGAGGCCTCGGAGCTCGTGAGCATGCTCCTGGAATTCTCCCTGATCGCGGATACGTCTGTAGGCGTTTACGACGTCTCGGACAAGAAGCAGCTCCTGGAGACCGCAAAGCGCTATAAGGTCGACGTGAAGTCGATCGAGAAGAAGTTCGCCGCCGAGCTCGCCGAGAAGAAATCGAAGAAGGCCGCGCGGAAGAAGAAGGCGAAGGCCAGCAACGAGGCAGCGCTGAAGAAGGTTGTCGGGGAGCTGCACGGGTGCGCGCCGGCCGAGACGAAAGCCCCTAAAGCCGGAACGAAATCAGCAAATGCTGAAACGAACAGCACCAAACGCAAGACGAATGGCGCTGAATCCGAAACGCCGGCGCCGTTCCACGTCCGCGTGCACCCCAAACCCAGGAAGGGAGAGCATGCTTGCGGCGTCTGCGGCTGCACTGAGTCCAGCGCCTGCGAAGGCGGCTGTGCTTGGAGTCCGGAGTTCCTGCAGGAGGGCCGCTACATCTGCACGGACTGCGTTGGCCAGGAAGCACCGCCAACTACGAAACGCAAATCCCGCAAACCGCAGACGTCTGCAACCGAGGCCTCCGTATGACTCCCCAAGAGGCCGTCCAGGTCATCAGGAGCGTGCGGGCCATACGTGGTGCGGCCTGCGATTCAGTCTTTGCGCGCCGGCTGGAGGTCGCGTTCTGCCGGCAACTTTGGCTGGAGCTGGTGCCGGGTTCGCCTGAGATGGAGCCGCTGCTCGCGGTGTTCTGCGGAAAGCCGCGCGAGGACCTGCAGGTCGTGTGCCTGGGGATTATCCAGGGGCGGCCGGGAGATGGGGGATATCCGTGGAGGCTACGGGTCTAGTGTGCATCACGATGGATCTAATGCGGGAGTCGAAGGCTGCGAGCCGTAAACCGGCTGATCTTCGTTGGGACATGACCGCTCCGTGTGAGAGCTGCCCGTTTCGAAAAGACGTGCCAAAGCATGAAGGAGTTGCGAAGGCTCTGGCGGGCTATGCCGAGACGATCAAGGCCGGAAACTTCGCCCACACGTGCCACAAAACCGATCCGCTCTCGGACTACGCGTCGCCGAAGGGTGCGCTTCAACACGCACAGAGAAACCATGACCACCAAGCGCAAGCCGAAGTCCTGGGATTTCTGGTGCGGATTTTCCGGCGGCGAGCCATACGTCGACGAGATCCACGATGAACACTGCGTCCCGGTCGGCGGGCACGAGCTGCCTGTTAAGCAAGTCGTGCTCTACCTGACCGAGGAGGATGCGCGTCCACGATTCATGGATGTGCGCAGAGTGCGGGTCACGATTGCGGAGGACGGGAAGTGAGCACCCACCGTGTGATCGAAGACAAGCTCGACGAGTGCGAACGCAAGGCGCTCGACTCTCTGTCTGGCTACAAATTCTCGATGTTCGGTTACTGGGCCGGCCAATGGGTGGCGATCAACAAGCTCTTGCTGCCCGCTGAACGAAGAAAGAATCCGTTCCGGGACTTGGTTCTCAGGGCGAGAGAGATGCGCGAGGCAAGAAAGGAAGCGGCATGAGCTGGTGCTGGAACGAGAATGAGCATAGGCGGGAAGGCCGCGAAGATTTCGAGCGCCGCGGCCGCTACGGGTACGACGACGAGCGGTATCGAGATCAGTTCGACGACTGCAATCGGGCATACCGGGACGGATTCGACGAGGCGAGGCGGTTAGAAGAACGCCGGGAAGAGTACCGCCAAGAGGAGGAGGCACAGGAAGAGCGAGCGGCGCATCGTGCCCATGAAAGTCACATTGATGAGCAGTACGAGATGCAGTACCCGGAGCAACAATGGCCCGAACCTACGGTTGAAGAGTTGTGCGGCGGCCTCACCGGGCATGCTTACGACGGAGACGACGAACTCGGACCGCGCTGCTACTGCGGGCGGTACCGGGACTATCGAGCTATCCGGCTGATTTGATTGGAGAGGAGAGTCATGGACGCGGAGCAGAACGACAAGCAGCGGTTTGACGAGTGGGCAATATTGGAGCTGATGGGGCATCAGAAGATCGCCGGGCGGATCACCGAGCAGACGATCGGCGGCGCAAGCCTGATCAGAGTAGACGTTCCCGCCATCGACGGGCAGGGCGCTTTCACTCGTTTCTACGGCGCCGCGGCCGTCTACTCTATTCAGCCCACGACCGAGGCCCTGGTGCTTCGCGCGCTTCAGTATATGCACGTGGCGCCGATATCGGTTTACATACCGCCGGAGCGGCCGAGAAGATTACCGGGAGAGACGTCGCCCGGCGTAACGACTGGCCCGCAGAAGCATGACTGTATTGAATGCGGTAGTCCGTGCACCTGTCCGGATGCGGAAGAGTGTGAGGGTTGCGAGTTGCACGACGACGACGAGGATTGACTTTGATTTCAAACCCACAGAAAGGGGAGGCTGGGATGGGGCTCCGGAAACGGGGACAGGGCTCAGCCTCTCCGCGGGGGAGATGGCGACGAGGGAGATCAGAGGAATGGACAACACAAGAAAGACCTATTTCGTCCAGTGTCAGGAAACTTTGTGGATAAAAATCGGATCAGCTCGAGATCCTAAATCGAGATTGAGGGCTCTGCAAACCGGCTGCCCGGAACTCCTCACGATAGTAGCCACGATCGATCAAGACAGGGAGCGGGAGCTTCAGGCGCGGTTTAACTACTACAAGGCTCACGGGGAATGGTATCTGCGCGTCCCCAATACCGATACGGAGGGCCTACCTAAAGAGAAGAAAGAAGTCGACTTCTTATTGTTGTGGTTGATCAAAAATGGTCGCGCGCCAGTGAGCGACGAACACTATCTCGAGATTCAAAGGAAGATGGGTTGGGCGGATTATCCGACCGATCATCCGGAGTCGTCACAGCCAGATCCGGAGGTGCCCCGGCAATGAAAGAGCGAGCGGCACAAGCGCTGGTGATGGAAGACAGGTATCTCTCCGTCAGGCAGCTCGCTGAATACACCTCGCTCTCCGAGGGGACCATCCGGAACATTCTCTCGGAGATCCCACACCACCGCTTGAAGCGGAAGATCCTGATCAAGCGAAGTGAGTTCGATCGCTGGCTCTTGCGGCGCCGGCAGCAGAAGCAGCACATCAGTCCGTTGACCCAAGAGATGCTGGCCAGGATCAAAAAGGACGTCCATGGGAATTAAGGTCCGCGAGCTGAGGCCGGGGAAGTGGTACCTGGTCATCCACGGAAAGGGAAAGCGCTGGACCAAGCTCGTCGGAACTTCGAAGGTCGAAGCCGAAGAATATGCGAAGGAGTTACGGCGGGAGCTGAAGCTCCAGGGCCTTGGCGCGCTCGATGGATTGAAGGTGTTGCCGAGTCCGGAAGTCACAGTCGGCCAGTACGCAGATAAGTGGGAGCTTGAGGTTGTAAAGACCGATCTGAAGAAGTCGACCACCAGCTCTTATCTATCGCACCTGAAAAACCACATCCGGCCGGCATTCGAAAATTACGCCCTGGTTGAAATCACATATTCGCTCCTGAAGGAGTTTGTGACCGAGAAGGTGAACAAGGAATTCGCCCCAGGAAGAAAGTACAGCAAGGACACGATCCGAATTATGGTGGCCACCATGCGTGCTCTCATGGAGGAAGCGAAGAATGACGGGCTGATCGAGGTTAACCCTGTAACCGGCCTGGGAAAGTACTACCGCGCGGCCGCCTCCAAACGTGAAGAGCCGGATCCATTCACGCTCGAGGAGCTGCACAAGGTCGAGCTAACGTGCCAGGAGCATTGGCCTGGTTATTACGAATTCGTTCTCTGCATGTCGAGAACCGGTCTTCGAATCGGTGAGGCGATCGGGCTGCAGGTACCCGATATCGACTTTCAGGCCGAGCAGCTCAAGATCCGGAGGAGCGTGGATATTTACGGCGACATCACCAGTCCAAAAACCAAGGCCAGTAGGCGCACGGTCGACATGAGCCCGCAACTCGTGAATGCCATCCAGGCGATGCTGCGCCGGCGGGCAGAGGAATATCTCAAGAAGGGTACGACAGAGCTGCCCGAGTGGGCGTTCTGTAACCGGGAAGGTAATCACTTCGACTACTCGAATTTTGGAAAGGCGTGGACCCGGATCCAGAAGAAAGGCCGAGGTCAGGCGTCGCCGGCCGCACGATCTGCGACACACCTACGCGACTCAGATGCTCTCGGCCGGCAAACCGCTTGCCTATGTTGCTGCCCAGCTCGGCCACAAGTCACCCAGGATCACTCTTGAAGTTTATAGCCACTGGATCCCCGAGCAGAACCTCGGGGACACAGACATTTTGGACGTAAAACCAAAGCTGAAGGCCGTGGAAAAGCAAAAACCACGGCAACAGGCGTCAACAGGAGGAAGGAAGCGACTGTAAGTTGGTGAGCCGTGTAGGAATCGAACCTACAACCTAGTGATTAAGAGTTCCCGTCAGGCTCATTTACCGCAATAATTTAACAGCTTACACACGCAAAATCTTCCTCCTTTTTTTCAAAAAACGGCAACAGGCGTCAACAGGCAAAATGACCAAGCTCCGGATCTCCGACACCCTCGCGCTCCCGCTGGATTCTGTCACCCAGACTTTTGGTGTGCTCGCCGTGAGGGGCGCCGGAAAAACAAATACGGCTGTCGTCATGGCCGAGGAGATGTACGCCGCCAGGTTGCCCTTCGTCGTGGTGGATCCGGTTGGTGTTTGGTATGGACTGCGCTCGTCGGCCGACGGAACGAAGCCGGGCCTCGAGATCCCGGTCCTCGGCGGGAAGCGCGGGGACGTGCCGCTCGAGCGCGGAGGGGGCGAGCTCGTGGCCGACCTGGTGGTTGACGAGCGACTCTCGGCGGTTCTGGATCTCTCGGAGTTCGACTCGGAGGCCTCGAAGAAATCCTTCCTGCTGGACTTCGCCCGCCGGCTCTACAAGCGCAACGAACAGCCCCTCCATCTCTTCCTCGAGGAGGCCGACGACTACATTCCTCAGCGACCGATGCGCGACGAAGCACAGTTACTCCGCGCATTCGAGAACATCGTCCGCCGCGGGCGCTCCCGGGGTCTCGGCATCACGTTAATTACCCAGCGCTCAGCTTCCGTCAACAAGAACGTCCTCACCCAGGTCGAGACGCTGATCGTCCTGCGCACGACGTCGCCCCAGGACCGCAAAGCAATCGAAGAATGGGTGAAGTATCACGACGTCGAGGATGAGCTGCTCGAATCGCTATCTGGTCTCGAGAATGGGGAGGCCTGGGTATGGTCTCCGCACTGGCTCGGCGAGCTGAAGCGCGTGCGCATCCGCCGGCGTACGACGTTCGACAGCGCCGCCACTCCGAAGGAGCGAGCGTTGCGGCCGGCAGCGCGCTTGGCAGACGTCGACCTGGGATCGCTACAGAAGAGAATGGCCGCGACAATCGAGCGCGCGAAAGCGGAGGATCCCCGGGAACTGCGAAAGAAGATCTCCGCGCTCGAGCGTGAAATTGCCGAAGGGAAGAAGACTGTCGCACCACCTGAGAAGATCGAAGTTCCGGTCTTGAAGGGTGAGCAGCTCGAGCGTGCGGAGAAGCTCGCGAAAGCCATGCTCGATCTCGCCGACAAAATGACCCTCGCCGGCGAGGAGATGACGGCCGAGATCCGGAAGGCGACGAAGCGGCCGGTCTCCCCTACTCAGATTCCAGCCCGCGCGCCGGCGCCGATCGCCATTGCTCGTCCCAGGCGGCCGCCTCGTTTAGCCGTGAGTACTCCGGCGGATCCAGATGCGATCGCACCGGTACAGCAGCGAATCCTGAACGGCCTGGCTGAGCTCGAGCAGCTCGGCGCCCGGGAGCCTGCCCGCGAGCTCGTGGCGTTTCTCGCCGGCTATTCCAATCTCCAGAGCAAAGGCTTCGTGAATGGAATCGGCGCGCTGCGCTCCTCCGGTCTCGTCGACTATCCAGCCTCCGGCAATGTCGTTCTAACGGATGCGGGCCGCGCCGCGGCGCGGTACCCGGAAAGTCCGCGCAGTGCCGAAGAGGTTCAGGCTCGCGTGATCAGCCTGCTCGGTGGGGTGAGCTCTCGGATTCTGCGACCGCTGATCGAAGCCTATCCCGAAGCACTTCCACGCGAGGAGGTTGCCCAGCAGGCCGGCTACGGCAATTTGCAATCGAAGGGGTTTGTGAACGCGATCGGGAGATTGCGCACGCTCGGCTTTATCGATTATCCCGATCGGGGAACGGTGCGGGCCCAGCCGGTGCTGTTCTTGGAGGGGCGGTGAAAAAGAAATACCTTCGAAAATTCTCCAAGCTTGAGATTGGAGATGCAGTCGGCATGTTGGTCGATCCGACATTGGGCCCGCTCGTTCGGGCTGGTCTCGTCGCCATCCAGTATGACGATTTCGCGCACGACTGGCAGTTCAAGCTCACAGATAGAGGGATCAAGGAAATCCCAGGGCTGCTCAAGTCTAAAGGGCTCCCAGAATGATTTTTTTTTACAGTTGTCAATTCTTGTTTACAGGGCATTCCAAGTAGGAGGGTACATGTCATGGCGCAGCGACGCCTAATCTCGAGGTCTTTAGGATGTTCGAGGAAGTTTTTGGCTCTGCAAAGTGAAGCCGGCAAGCTCGGGGAATTCGCCCAGCTCTTATTCACACTTTTGGTTGTGTCGTCCGATGACTTCGGTCGTCAGGCGGGCGATGCCCTGACAGTAAAACTCTCAGTGCTACCTGGATCGCCTCGTCGCGAGGTTGATTTTGAAAAATCTCTGCTCGCGATGCACAAAGTTAAGCTGATCCAACTCTATTCCGACAGCGGCAATAGATTCATACAGATAGTCAACTTCAGGAGGGAGCAGCCGGGGCTAAAACCATCACTCAAGTCTCGCTACCCAGACCCGCCGGCCGATGCACAGCCAAACAAGCCGGAAGCCAGCAAAATGGGATCGGAAAATAGCAAACAGGAAGTTGAGCAGAATCAACAACTCCCGGATACACCCGGAGACTCCCGGAAACCCGCGGAAATCCGGCCTATCTTATCTGAATCTGAATCTGTATCTGAATCTGTATCTGAATCTGTATCTGATCCGTCTGGAGTTAAAAGCTCTTCTGGAGCTTCTAATAGTTCTTTTGGAGAAGTACATAGTTTTGTCGCCGCTAAAAAACGCGGCGAACGTTCCCCGAAGAAAAACCAAAAACCAGAAACCTCGGAAGAGGCTCTGCAGTTGGCAAGGGAACTCCGGGATTGCATCCGCATTCGGGATCCGGCAGCCAAGGCGGCGAGGACTGCAAACCTGGATGGTTGGGCGCGAGACATCGACCTGCTAATCAGAATCGACCAACGCAGACCAAACGACATTTCCTCGGTCATTGCCTGGTGCCACTCGCCGGGATGCTGGTGGGGATCGATCATTCTGAGCGGGAGCAATCTCAGGAGAAAGTTCGACACCCTCATCGCGCAAATGAAAAACGGATCTGGCGCAAGGAGAGACGCTCACAAGGAAAACGTTGAAACGGGCAAAAAATTCTTGGAGAGACGCTATGCCGAAACGTGAGGAAGCTAAGGAATTTGCCGATCTGCTACTTGCGACCGCCGAAACGTTCGACAAGAAGCTCAGCGATGCAGCCATCGAAATCTACTGGCAGGTGCTCAAAAATTTATCGATCGAGGAATTCAGGTACGGGCTGATGGCCCATCTCGAGGACTCAGAGCGCGGCCGTTTCATGCCGAAGCCGGCGGACATCCTCCACTTTGCGCACCCAAAGCGCACAGCGCTGGTTGCATGGGCCGAAGTCGTGGAGGCGATGGACAGGTACGGCGCTTACCAGTCGGTGAAGTTTGCGGACACGGTCGCCGCTGCGGTTGTGCGGGACATGGGTGGCTGGCCGCTCATGTGCAACCTCGACATCATCGAGCCGTGGACGCAAAAGGAATTCGAGCGGCGCTATGAAAACTACGCGCTAATCGGAATCCGCTGCGACGAGAAGCTCCCCGGGTTGATCGAGATGAATAACACCGAGCGGAACTTCCTCGGATTCATCGAGCCTCCGAAGCAGATCGGAATTCGAAGCAATCTACTTCTCGGACCCTGGCCCAACAAGCCTGACAAAGGAGCCGCATGAGCCACACGCGAAAAAGAAGAGACCGCCGCGCCAAGATCGACAAACTCCGGAAGGCGCTCAAGCGCCGGCCCTTCGAGCTGGTGCGCGTCGACGGCGTGACTTACGCCCGGAGGCCTGGATCCGCGCGTGATGCCACGCAGCGGTATCTGCTGCCCGGGGATGAATGAAAAGGCCGATGCCAGAACTTTAAGACGGTGAGTGTGGAGGTGAAGTGAGTTGTTGCACTGGAATGGAATTGACAGCGCCAAGGCACAGCGAAACTTGCATAGTTGGCAAACATGAGCGATGGCTAGCCGCTGAACAAGCCGAACTCGACCGCCTCCGGGCCGAGAACGAGCGGCTGAAGGCTAACGTTGATCTCGTAACGGCGAAGGGTAATGAGTTTTTCAAAGCCCTCTCCGCGAAGGATGCGGCGCTGGATAGGCTGGAGTGGGCAGACCTAGATGAAACTGGTTATAGAAAGCGATGCATTGCTTGTGGTTGGAGTAAGCATCAGGGCGGCGTACATGCTCCCGACTGCTGGCACCAAGCAGCTCGAAAGGCAGGTCACGAATGAAAGAGCAAATCATCCGTCAGTGCAAGAAGTGTTGGAAGATGAAATCGGTGAAAGAGTTTTCCGGGAATTCTCAGGTGTGCAAGATCTGTGATGGGCGCAAGTAAACACCATGACCCAGCGCCAACTAGTTCAAGCCTGCCAGCGCACGCTGACGCGGAAAGACTACGACGCGCTGTCGCCATTCGGGCGAGGTTACGTGATGTATATGCAGGCAGAGTGGAACAAGGAGATCCCAAAGCGATGTCCATACAAGCGGGGGACGAAGCAGTGGGACCAATTTGCCTGCGGCGCCGGGTATGCCGCGCTACTCGCACAGGAAGAGGACTAGTAAGGGTTCCATATGACCGTCCAAGTAAAACCCCTCGGCAAGTGCACCAACTGCGGCAACCGCGATCGCCTGTCGAAGCGCGGCCAGTGCCTGGACTGTCAGTTGCGTCTTGGGAGGCGGAAGCGGACGGAGAAGGAACAGGCCGGGAAACAATGACAATCAAATCCGATCTCACAGCTCCAGCCTGGGTCATGTGGGTATGGATCGTATTGGGGCTGGCGATTCCTTACTTGCACATAATGTTTCACAACCACGTCTTTGCGATCGTGTACGCATTTGTGGGCGGGGCCATCGTCGGAGTCCATGCCGAAGCGCGGCGCGCAAAGCGGAACCGAAAGGAACCATGACCCCCTCAGGCTACTCCGAGCAGATCCGGACTCTGCGCGAGCAGGTGAGGAACCTGCAGGCGGCGCTCGCTAAGGACGAATTCTTTGCCCACCAGGCGAAGCGGATTCGGATACGGAATGCGATCGCTCAGCGCCTGGATGACGCGCTGGATCTGCTTCGGGAAATCGATAACGAGCTGGCGAATTTATTCGAGGAAACAACGTGAACAAAAAGGCCGGGTATGCCGCCCGGCCTGCAACTAAACCATCTAACCGAGAGGGATTTTATCACCATGCTCACATTCACACTAGAAACTATCACGCCATCCGAGGCCGCTCGCATTCTAACCGAACACGACAAGTTGGTAAAATCCGGGGAGATCATCAATCGTCCGCGCATGCCAGCAACGTGGCGTAAATATCAGGCCGACCTATCAAACGGTCGCTGGTATGCCGAAACGGCAGAGCCGCTCAAGTTTGAGACGCTCGATCAACACCTACAGGGCAAAAATCTGATCGATGGACAAAACCGCCTGGAAGCCTGCGTCCGGGCCGGAGTTAATCTTGAGGTCTATGTCGCTCGCAACGTGGCCCGCAGGGCGTTCTCGTACATCGATGGCGGCGTGCCTCGAAATCTTGCCACAAAACTCACCATTCGCGGCGAAGAGCTTACCCCTCAGCAGACGACATGGCTGGCGGCTGCACTAAAGCATTTGTGTCGATGGGACGAAGCAAATGGAAAGATCACCAACTCTCCCGTGACCGATCAAGCGTGCATATATCTACTTGAGTCCGACCCGGCCATTAGGAAGAGTCTGGCGAAGGCACAAGCGGTTTGGGAGCAAAGACTAATAGGCGTAGGTGCGGCGACCTTTTTGCACCGGATCTTCAGCCGGCATGATCCGGACCTAGCGAACCGATTCATTGACGTGCTGTCCCGGGAGATCGGGCTTGATGACGGAGATCCATTTGCAACACTTAAAAGGGCCCTGATACTTAATAAGGGTTCTCGCAGGAAGATTAAGCAAGCAGACGTCATCGCGATGAGTATTAAGGTTTGGAACGCGAAACGCCACGGTCGGGAGATTAAGAAATTAACGGGCGGTAAGAAAAATGCGGAGATGCCAGTGCTTGAGGCCGTCGAGCCTGCTTCTGCCAGCAATAGCGGCGACGCGGCACCAGAAGGAGGCGGTCTTGGCGCTACCATCTGAAGGTAAAGACATCGAGATGCCCAACAAAACACTCGACGCGCTGATTGCATCCCGGTTGAGCGGGCCGCAATTTCGGGTACTCTTTGTTGTTATCCTGGAAAGTTGGGGTCGGTCAAAGAATGTCGCATCAATCCCGCTCTTGGAATTCGAAATAAAGACCGGGCTGCCCAAGACGGCTATCAGCCAAGCCCTTGCAGATTTGCTGCAGCAAAGAATTATAGCTCGAAGTGGCGCTTGGCGGTGGTCGTTCAATGAAGACTCCAAGTCGTGGTGGACTAAAGAATGATGTAAAATACCCGCAGTAATGCCGCCAAAACCAATATATGTCCAGGTCGGCCTGACGAGCGAGCTCGGGTATTTATTTACCTGGGTGGTATTCACTCCGGACATAAAAATGGGAGCTACCCTCACACTTGCAGACTTCAGGTCCGTCTGGACTATCCCGGTTTGGACTATCCGCTGGATCGGAGAGGCACGTCTTGAGAAGCCGCCCCGCAAGGGTTGGAAGGTGAAGGTCCTTGTCCGTAAAGACGGCGCCGCGGAACCCATACCGAGCTTTAATCCGTGAGACCTGTTATACTGTAGGCCAGCCGCAAAGCTCAAAGGCCCCGGTTGCAAAGGCCGCATGACCACTTCAGCGAAGGTCTTCATGCGGTTAGGAATCGGGGGAAATTGAATAGTGCGCGTACATGATATCGAACAGCTCGACGAAACCCACAGCAACCAGGATACCGGACCCGAAGACGTGCGCGACATCGTGCAACTAATCAATGAAAAGCTCCTTAAGGGGACGCTCTTCCTTCACTTCGATGGGTCTGGACATGTCAAAGGGGTCAAGTTTGAGCGCGGTGCGCAAACGACGACAGAGTTCCTGCGAGAATTGAAGCAGAGCCACCCGAATTAATAGCCCTATCTATCCGCGCCCAATAAGCACATACTCTGACTAAGCCGCAAAGCCCACACGCCCCGGTCAAAGTTACTCTGGGCGATTGGACACCGATCTTCTGAAGTACCTCACCTCCAACAGTCCCTCACCGTAACCACCAAGCAACCCAACTGAAGCGACCGGCCTGGCGGGGTCCTAAAATCCGCATGAATTCAAAAGTCGAAGTGCGTCCGGACTGGGGCCACGCCCTGGAAACTCCGGACGGCCGGGTGATTCGCCTCCCATTGTGGGCGTTCCCAAAGCTGAGACAACTCGGCCTGCTCGAAAAGAACAGGGCCAAGCTGCTGGACGCCACCTGGCTATTCCTCAATCGAAAATTTGATCCACTCATGGAAGGACTGAGAAATGTCCTCGGGCCAGATCTCTCGGGCCCGGCATGGCTCGTGTGCAAGTGCACGGAGTGCCAGCGCGGACGCTCGGACGTCGACGACACACCGCTCCCCCGCGGCGCTTTCTCCAGGGCTAAGGCCGACCAGGTTGTGCGCGAGGTAAAGGCAAAGCGAAAAGCCGCATGAACATAGATTGGCGCGAGGTGTACCTGTCGGAGCGCAGGCGGCCTGGATACGTGATCGACTTCACAGAACGTTCGGAATCGGAAGACATGATGAAGATCGTCGGCCAAATCGAGACGCTGACTGGTGGTCAATACTTGTTCAACGGGAAAGTATACGACTCATTCTTAAATGCGCGTCGCGAGATGTCGCAGTGGATGAAGAAGCGGCAACTCGACCTGGCCGCGGCGAAGGTGATTGCCCAAGGGATGAATGCGATACGGCAGGCGTAGACAGCTAATCCGTGCGGGAACTCGGCTGCTCTCAAATACCGGGCGGAAGTACATCGTGCAGCCCGACGGGAGCTGGAAGCGCGTCGAGGTGGCGTGATTTGCCTTACGCGCCGCGCCGCCCCTGCACAACGCCCGGTTGCCCCGACTTTCAGGAGCCGCGATCGAGCAAGTGTAAGAGGCACGGAACCGATGAGCGTCGGAGGATCGACGAGAAGCGCGGTAGTTCGACGAGCCGTGGTTATGACGCGCGATGGCGACGAGCGCGTGAGAGGTTTCTCGCTGAGCATCCGCTCTGCGTCGAGTGCGAAAGAGAAGGCCGAGTCACGGCGGCGACCGTGGTTGATCACCGGATCCCGCATAAGGGCGACGTGGTGTTGTTCTGGGATGTGAGTAACTGGGCTTCCACGTGCAAAACGCACCACGATAGTAAAACTGCAAGGCAGGATGGACGCTGGGGTTAGAGCCTAGCCACAGGCACCACGGCGCAGGGTATTGCGCAGGGGGGCGGTCCAAAACGTCGAATTTCTGGCGCCCATAGACCGGGACTTCGGTGCGCCGCAACATTCCGCAGGATAGGTATGGGGGGGGTTGGGAACATGCCGGGGCCACCGAAAAAGCCGTACCTGGTCGCGAAAGCCGAAGGGAATCCAGGGAAGCGAAAACTCAAAGAAGGCCCGAAATTTCAGCAGGGATTCGGGAGTCCGCCTCGAGGCGTGAAGGGTGAAGCCCGAAAGCTATGGAAGACTCTCGCTCCTGAACTCGAGAAGAAGGGTTTAAGCGCAAAGGTGTACCGGCCTGCGCTCGAGGGTCTTTGTAAGATGTACCAACGCGCGATCCTGGCAGACGACATCATCAACGATAAAGGTATGACCTTCGAGACGCTGAAAGAGGCTGGCGTCGACAAAGAAGGCAATCCGAAGTTTGTCGTGACCTACGTCGGCCAGCGTCCAGAGGTTTCTATCGCTCAGAAATCGTGGCTGGCTGTTAAATCCTTCTGTGCTGAATTCGGGTTGACTCCGGCCGCCAATGGGAAAATTGTCGTCCCGAAAACCGCAAGAGAAAGCCTCCGAGATCTCCTGAACGCTCCAGGAAAAGCGTCCTAATGTGCCCCTTGACCAAAAGAAATCGGAACTCGCAGTCCGCTTCTTCGAGCGTTGTCTTACTCACACAAAGGGTAGGTATGCGCGGCAGCCCTTCCTTCTACGCGATTGGCAAAACCGGCATATCTCAGAGTTGTTTGGCAGAGTCGGGCGCGACGGGATGCGCCAGTACAGTACCACCTATTGGGAGCTTCCTAAAAAGAACGGCAAATCTGAAATCGCTGCCGGCGTCGCCCTCTATGGACTCTTTATCGATGAGGAGCAGGGCGCAGAAGTCTACAGTGCTGCAGCCACAAGGGACCAGGCCTCGATCGTTTTCAAAGTGGCGGCCCAGATGGTCAGAAACCAGCCAGCCCTGCTCGAGCGCTGCAGGATCATCGACAGCACAAAGACAATTGTTCTCCGGGACGATCCCTCGAGCTTTTACAAAGCGATCTCAGCTGATGCCGGCACTCAAGATGGCGTCAACCCGCACATGGTCGTCTTTGACGAACTCCACCGCCAGAAGGGCCGCGAGTTTTGGGATGTTCTCGAGTACGGCATGGCGACGCGCAGCCAGCCGCTCATGTTTGCTATCACAACCGCTGGCATCGCAAGTGAGTCTCCACTCTGCTGGGACCACCACGAGTACGCACGTCAAGTCAGAGACGGAATTTTCCGGGATCCGTCGTTCTATCCCGTGCTCTATGGCCTCGACGAGAAGGAAGACTGGACGCTCGAGGGGGAGCCTGCGCGCGGCACGAAGCCTGCGACCGGTTGGTTCAAGGCTAATCCTGGACTCGGGGACTTTAAACGCCTCGATCTCATGCGGAAGGACTTTCAGAAAGCCCTTCGGCTGCCTGCGCAGCAGAGTTCTTTTCGCCGGTTCCACTTAAACGAATGGGGACAGCAGGAGTCGCGGTGGATATCACTCGCCGATTGGGACGAGTGTGGCGTGCCGTTCAACCTGGCCGACCTCGCGGGCAAGCAATGCTTTGCCGGTCTCGATCTTTCAAGCACGAAGGACATTACGGCCCTGGTGCTGCTATTCCCCATTGAGGACTTGGTGTTTGCGGTCCCGTACTTCTGGATTCCAGAAGAGGATCTCCATGAACGATCGATCAGGGACAAAGTCACCTACGACCTATGGGCCTCGCAGGGTTTGATTCACCTGACGCCAGGAAAAGCTGTCGACTATTCATTTGTGCGCCAGACGGTTAATGACCTCGGCAAAATTTACGAGATAAAAGAACTCGGCTATGACCCCTGGAATGCGGCCCAGATCGCGATCGAACTTCAGGCGGACGGCTTCACCATGGTCCCGACCCGGCAGGGATTTATTTCAATGTCGGCGCCGTCGAAGGAAATCGAGCGCCGCGTTCTCGGCAACAAGCTTCGTCACGGCGGGAATCCAATACTGCGCTGGATGATGGACTGTACGAGCGTGGCTCAGGATGCAGCGGGAAATATCAAGCCAGTGAAACCGGACCGCGGGAAGTCTTCAAAGAGAATTGATGGGATTGCTGCCATGGCCACTGGGTTCGCAAGGTTTATCGTGCAGCCGATCGAGACGCAATCCGTCTATGACACGCGCGGGCCACTGGGAATCTGGTGAGGCTTCCGGGCTTTAGACTTCCACGTCTTTCCCTCAGCCTCGATCGCTGGGATCTGTTCGCGACGCTCGGGATCGTGGCGATTACAGGTGGAATAGCCGCTATGCACCCTCCATCTGCGGCGATCTTTCTTGGGCTCATACTCGCTGCGATCGGCTTTTTCGGCGCACCAAGGAGCACGGATTAATCAATGGGATTCCTATCTCGAGTTAAAGCGAACTATCCGTCCCATTCAGATTACTGGTACACCACGCCTGAAGGCTGGATGCTGTCGAGTCCGACGGGGTCAGGAACTCGTGTCACTTCAGACACGGCAATGCGTGCCTCGGCCGTCTACCGGTGCGTTCGTCTGATTGCCGGCACAGTCGCCCTGCTGCCGCTCAAGATGTATCAGTCGCGGCCCGACGAAGGAAAGGACCTCGCGCGCCATCATCCTCTATATGGCGTGCTCCACAGTCGCCCAAACTCGCGACAGACGAGTCTCGAATTCCGCGACATGCTGACCGGCCATCTCCTCTTGCGCGGCAACGCATATGCGGAGATTATTCCGGGCCCGCGCGGCGCGGTAGATCAATTGGTCCCGCTACACCCCGACCGGATGCAAGTGGGTCAACTGGAAAACGGCCAGCTCCAGTACAAGTATCATCGGTTCGGTGTCGAGGTGCCGAAGATCTTTACCCAGGATGAAATCTTTCACCTCCGGAGCTTCTCTCATGACGGCATTACCGGGATCAACCCCATTGAGTGCAACCGGCAATCCATCGGCCTTGCGCTCGCCGAGGAGGAGTATGGGGCAAAGATGATGTCCAACGGCGCGCAACTCGGCGGGGTGCTGAGTCACCCTGGAAAAATGACCGAAGAGGGCAATACGCGCTTCAAGACAAAGTTTGATGAGTACACCGGGTCGAAGAAGGCATTCAAGACGATCATCCTCGAGGAGGGCATGACCTGGACCCAGGTGGCCATGCGGGCCAGGGATGCACAGTGGCTGGAGGCGAGAAAATTCCAGATTGCCGAGATAGCCAGGATTTTTGGTGTCCCCCTGCACATGCTCGCCGAGGAACAGAAGGATTCGAGCTGGGGCAGCGGAATTGAATCTCAGATGATTGGCTTCGTGAGCCTCACGATTCAGTATTGGCTCAATCTCTGGGAGCAGGCTATCTCGCGGGATCTGGTGCTTGTCCCCGATCTATATTTTCCGCAATTCATAATTGAAGGGCTTCTTCGCGGCGACATTGCCACACGCATGGCTGCCTATGCGACTGGTATTCAGCACGGGATCTACAACCCGAACGAGGTCCGCGGGAAGGAAAACATGAATCCGCGAACTGGTGGAGACGAGTACTGGCGTCCGCTGAACATGGGCGGCGGCAGCGATCAGAGCCAGAGCGACAATGTGAGTAGATTGAGATCGGGGCGTGCCATCAGTCCCGGGCGTGCCGTCGGGTTACTGCCGGCCGTCAACTCCCGCCTTGAACGGATGGTGAGGAATGCCGCCGATCGGCTGGCGAATAAAGAAACTGCAGCGGTAAAGAAAGCGGCCGGCCGTCTCTCTGGCAATGCCTTCGCCGAGTGGGCTGACGAGTTCTATATCGGACTCGGAGCCGACATCTCCGAGAGCTTGCAAGTGCCATTCGATGTCGCGGAGAACTTTGTTCTGGCGGCCAAGGCAGAGCTACTGATGGATGACGACACCGCCGGCGTTGTAGATCGGTGGCAGTCGACACGAGTCGAAGAACTAGCCAGCTTAGCGCTGGGAATGCAGGAAGCTGCTTAGGAGTCACGCATGAACATGAAGTATCGACGCATCATTCAGGCAGCCTTTGGCTCGTACTGGGCCATTATCCCGGAGAAGCTTGAGGCAATCGTTGCCTTCCTCGAGCTCCAAGCCAAGGGAGCAAAATTCAGCCCTGAGGAGATCCGGGCCAGGATTGGAGCAAAGGCCCCCGAAGCAGCGGCAGGTAATGGATCGGGGAACGGCTCTCAATCGACAGTGGCGGTGATCCCAATCTACGGGATCATCTCGCACCGCGTGTCCATGATGGATGATATTTCCGGCACTGGCGGGACAAGCACGGAGCGCGTCGCGCGTGAATTCCGGTCCCGGCTAAACGATCCGAATGTAAAAGCAATCATCCTGGACATCGATTCCCCGGGCGGAACCGTGTACGGCGTCGAGGAGCTGGCCGAAGAGATCTACAAGTCTCGTGGGGGTAAGCCCATAGTAGCCGTTTCTAACAGCCTGGCAGCGAGTGCGGCCTACTGGATCGCTTCTGCGGCCGACGAGATTGTTGTCACTCCGAGCGGAGAGATTGGAAGCATCGGGGTGTACGCGACCCACACCGATATCTCGAAGCTGATGGAGGAAGAGGGTGTGAAAACAACGCTCGTATCAGCCGGAGAATTCAAAGTGGAGGGGAATCCTTACGAGCCTCTCTCTGACGCAGGCAAAGACTACATCCAGGAGCGCGTCGACGATTACCACGCGTCATTCGTCAAGGCAGTAGCGCGCGGCCGCGGTGTCGCAGTCGCCCAGGTCAAGTCTGACTTTGGAAAAGGCCGTGTGGTTGGCGCGGATCAGGCAGTCAAGAGCGGGATGGCCGATCGCGTCGCAACCCTGGATGAAACTATCGCACGGATGACAAAGATGAAGGTTAAGCCAGCCGCAAGTGCTGCGGTTGACGAGTCCATGGTCGTGACGGCGGAAGCTCACGCAGCAGAGATTATTGTCGAGCGCACGGCGAGCGAAGACCTAACACCGCCCCCGCCACCCCCGCCACCGGAAGACTCAAGGCTGTCGACCGATTGGCACAGCCTCGAGACCGCAAAACGCCGTCAAGCCTCGCTTGAGTTGGAACTTATTTAGGAAATAGGAGAATTCATGTACCAAGACCTTTTACTTCAAACCAGCAAAGCCGCGGACAGATTTCTGGCCCGCGCACAGGATTTAAAAACGTATGTCGATGCCAACCCCGACACGCTCACCCCGGACCAGAAGCGGGAGATAGCCGACGAGCTGAACGGGATTCGCGGAAAACTGGAGAGCTTCGCAGTTCCAAAGAAGACCGCCCCCGTGAAGGCAAAACAGCCGAAGGCCTCCAAGAAAAAAAGATAAAGACCTTTTCCATTTGGTAGCAGCAGGCGGCAAACCAGACCGGCTCCGTAGAGACCGATTCCGGCTTGCTGTAACGCAGTAGCGCGCCCTCCGTAGAGCGACGCGAGCGCTGCCACAGATCAAAGAACAGTTCGAAAACTTAAACAAGCGCCGAAGGGCGCTAATAACAGAGGTGTATTCAATGAACATCAAACATTTGCGGCAGTCGTTCGCGGATCTGATGGCCGACGGCGCCAAGATCCTGAAGACAGCCGAAGATGGGAAGCGCGAGCTTTCCGCCGAGGAAAAAAAGCAGCACGACGAGATTCTATCGAAGGCTGAAGGCGTCCGCGAGGACATCAAGCGCACCGAGCGCCAGATGGATCTGGAACGCCAGATGACGCCGATCAATGAAGGCGCGTCCGCGCCCGAAGGAAGCAAAGTTTCCGTCGGTAAGGACAATTCCGAGGGCCACGAATTTGCGGGCCCCAGCCGCCACAAGGACTTTTTGCAGGCGGTGATGGATTTCACCACCGGTCGCCGTTCGGACAAGAGGCTTCTGCCATACAGGGCAACTCAAGGCTCGGACGAACAGGGCACTTACAGCGACCCCTTCGGCGGGTTTCTTGTCCCGACGAGCGTCTTGCCTGGCGTTCTGAGCATCGGTGCCGATGAGGATCCGATCGCGCCTCTGACGACAAAGATTCCGATGCGCACCCCAACGGTCGACATCAACGCTCGCGTGGACAAAAACCACTCTACGAGCGTGTCAGGTGGCCTGATAGTAACCCGGCGCCCCGAAACCGTCGACGGCACTTCCAGCCGCATGCAGTTCGAGCAGGTTCATCTCGCGGCGCACGAACTCTTCGGGTTGGCCTATGCCACCGAGAGCATCCTTGCTGATTCGCCCGAGTCCTTCGTGGCAATAATCGAGGCTGGCTTCAACGACGAATTCGCGGCCAAGGCCATCGACGAGCGTCTCAATGGGACGGGTGTCGGCGAGCCTCTCGGCGTGATGAGGTCCGGCTGTCTCGTTTCCGTTGCGAAGGAGTCGGGTCAGGGCGCGGCCACCATCGTGACCGAGAACATCGACAAGATGTCTGCTCGAATCTGGAAGTACCGGCGCGCGGTCTGGATCGCCAATCAAACCGCGAAGCCTCAATTGATGGCTCTCGTGCGCGTGGTCGGCACCGGCGGAACGACCATCCCCTACTACAGCCCGGCAGACAGCGAAAACGGGGTGGACACCCTGCTCGGCCGTCCGATCTACTTCTCCGAGTTCTGCAAGACGCTCGGAACCACGGGCGACATCATCCTCGGCAACTGGAAAGAGTACCTCGACGGGACCTACCAGCCGCTTCAGAAGGCGGAAAGCATACATGTTCGCTTCATCTCCAATGAGCGCACCTTCAAGTTCTGGCTTCGTAACGACGGCCAGCCTTGGTGGAAGACTCCCTTGACCCCCAAGAATGGCGATACGTTGTCCTCATTCGTTGCGCTCGCCACAAGGGCATAGGAGCGGTTTCAAGCCTTCTTTAACTGACACGTTCAACAAACTTTCAAAACTTAGGAGAACATTAAAATGGTTGCAACATACAACAAACTGCGGTCTCGGCTGGAGATCCGGAATTATCTGGATGATCCGGCTGACGCCACCGTAGTCCGTAAACTCACCTGGGTCGCCATGTCGGAGAACTTCCTGGCGCTTTTGACGTTTGTCAGCGGCACAGCCGTTGTCACATTCAAGATCTTCGCTGCCACAGACAGCTCCGGCACAGGCGCCGTAGTCGTCAGGGCCCACGCGACGCCAACCACGGCTGATGCCGCCGGCGATCAACTGGTGCTTGAGGTCTCAGCGGAAGAGGTGCTCGCGGCTCTGCCGGCTGCTACTCACGTTGCGGTTGAGGTCGATAACGGCGCTGCCGGCGACATCAACGTTGTGACGTACGTTCGCAGCGGTCATCGCTTCATCGCAGACGGCCTCACCGCCGACGTAATCGCTTAAGCGCAATACCGCGCAAATCAACCTTTCGCGTTTCGGCTCCCCGGGCTTCTCGTAGCCGGGGAGTCGGTCCCACTGTGGACCGGAACGGAAAAATTAAAATGACGACAAGATCAAAGCATGTAAATGGCATTCTGACTTTCTACGACGACAGCACAGGCTACGAGCGCGTCAGACCCTTGGCCCCCTGTCTCTATGAGGAGGACTTTCTCCGCAACCTGGTAATACCTGCCTCGCTGACAGCGATCGACGTATCCACCAGCGGAGATTCTACGCCCCTCATCGCGGCTGATGCGGCCAATGGAATCGCCAGATTGCCGCTGGACGTGACTTCTGAGGCTCAGGAATCCGGGCTCTTCTTCAACAATCAAAGGCCACTGGTCCTCAATCAGGGCCTCATCATCGAAATACGGCTGGCCCTCCAGACCTTGCCAACGCTCCTTTCGGAGGCGGTTTGGGGTCTGGCCGGCGATAAGAATGCCGTTGCCGATACCGTTGCCGAGAGCATCTGGTTCAAGGCCGACGGTGATGGGGTAATCGTCGTCGAAAGCGATGATACCGCGGTTGACAACGACGACAAGGCAACTGGCGTGACCGTGACTGCGGGCCTCTTCAAGATTTATCGGATCGACTGCTCGGACATCGCATCGGTCAAATTCTACATCGATGGCGACCGGGTCGCCGCCGCTACCACATTCAATATGTCCACCGTCGCCACGCTGAAGCTTCAGCCTTACATCCATAACGCGAAGGCTTCTGGTGCCGGCCTGGGCGTGGTCGACGTCGACTACATTCGCGCCTGGCAGCGTCGAGCGGCATAAAACAGTTCTTTCTTTGCAAGGGGAGTGCGGGGGGCCGAGGAGCGCAAGCTTCTTGGCCCTTCGTTTTTTACGACTATGAAAAACAAACTCTTGACTGCAGCGCTCCTGATAGTGCTGCTGGCTCTGCCGGCATTCGCAGTCGGTACCGTAACTCAGGCGATTGTTCAGAATCAAAGCGGTTACGTCCTGACGTTCACGTGGACGGCCGACGCCTCGAATGGCAGCGTTCCCAATGCCACGACATCAGTCGCAGACTCGTTGGTATTCAAGGGACTTTACCTGTCTTATGTCGAAACTAATCCCGGTGCGACAGCCCCGACGGACAACTACGACATAACCGTTCTGGCCGCGAGCGGAGTCGATTTGATGGGCGGCGCCCTCGCCAATAGGGACACATCGAATACTGAGATTGCGTTCCCGGCCACAGCATCCCGCTTGGTCGACGGCGCCCTCACCTTCACACTTTCAAACAATTCGGTAAATAGTGCTGTCGGAACCGTAAAGCTCTACTTCACGCGGAGTCCGACGGCCGGAACGACATCTGCGACGGCATCCTCCACCGTCGACCCACTCATCGCCTCTGCCACATACGCCACTGGGCAGACAAACGTTGCTTTTATCGCAGCTCCTTCGGCTGGCAACCGGATTGTAATAATCGGCGTCTTCGTGGCGTCGAGCGTTACGGCAAATGTTTCTGTCATTGCCGGCTTTCACGCAACGGTTACGCCTGCCTCTGGCACTGGCCGAGTGTTCGGGCATCCAGCGGTGAGTGCCACTAACGGCGCTTGGAAACATTTGGGCGGCTCAGCAATCGGGGTAGGCGGGGACGCCGTGCCGTTCCTAATTACCACAGGGACCATTGCCGATGGCGCGCTGATGGTCGACGTGCTCTATATCGTGGAGGCGATTCAGTAAATGAGAAAGATCCCGCTCTCCATCCTCGCCCTCCTCTGCTTTACGTCGTCTGCCCATGCTGTCGGCGCAGTTCGGATAACGCTAACGTCCACCAGCGCCGAGGCCGCGTCCCAGCAGGGCGTAGCTCGTGATGCAACTCGCTTCTTTACCTCTGCAAGTGCGACTAATCTCCGGCTCAGCATCTGGGGGGTCAATGGCTCCGACCTGCCGGATATTGCAGGTGGGGAGCTGTCCGGGCGAGAATGCGGAAGTGATGCCCCAGGAGCGATTCAACAAATCAACGGGATTTACTTCCACTCCACAGACGGAATGCTCTACGTCACGGCGAACAACTTCCCTTCCTTAAATAGCTACCTGATGAAGTACGACCCGGCTAATTTGGCCGGTGGGCCTACGGCATCATGGACCCTGACATCGCAGGCAGTTGAAGGAGTGATCTGGAATCCAACGACAGGAACGTGGTGGGTCTTTTATCACAGCATGACCAGCATTGAAGAGCGCGACACAAATTTCGCTCTGATCGCGACGAAGACACTCCCGGTAGTTCCTGGCGGAACAGAGTTTTGGAATGGCGCTATTTGGGTCGGCGACACGTTATACCTGAACCCGCACAATCAGAACAGCGATGACAGAATTTACATCTACAGATACTCAGGCGTTGCTTTCGTTTTTGTCAATCGCGTCTTACAGGTTGCTGCTGGTGGCGGTCAGGGGATGGTCCTGTACTCGGGTTCGCTCTTCATGGTTAATCGCCTGACCACGACGACCGGGAAAATAATGAAATGTGCGATCAATCTCGAGCCTGCAGCAACGACCCTGCTTTCTGCGCTCGTCGAATGGTGGGAGTTGGACGAAGCATCGGGCGATGCGATCGGGAAAAAGGCGGCAAAAACACTGACAGAAACATCGGGGACTATCGCTCAATCGACAGGGCCAGGTGGTGCTGGCAATTCTCGAGACTTTGAGCTAGGCGACACTGAATATTTTACTCGTGCAGATGAAGCGGCTCTAAGCTTAGCAGGCAATCAGGATTTCACTGTTATGACGTTTGCGAACGCAGAGTCATTCCCAGGCGCGAATATGGGAGTCGTCTCGCATCACGACTCGGGGGCCTCTCAGGGCGGTTATCTACTCTATACCGGCACCACAAATAAGTTTCAATTCATGGTTTCGCCAGACGGAACTGGCGGCGCTGGTAACGCAAAACAAGCGATCTGGTCCGCTACTGCATCTACAGCAACTTGGTATTGCGTCTTCGGCGAGCACGATGCTGGCGCGGACACGATCCGGATCAACGTCGATGACACGAACACTCCTGCAGTTGTAACCACTGGCTATACAGGTGGAGTGTTCGATTCCACTGCGGCATTTCAGATTGGAGCGTTCGCGGCTGGTACATCAAATTTCGACGGCCTGCTGGCAAAGGGCGCTGTGTTCAACCGAGTTTTGACCGATGGTGAGAAGGACTGGTTACGAAACTCTGGCACCGGGCGAACCTTTGCCGAGTTGGTTGCTGCGGCTGTCACAGGGATACAGGGCGGAATCGGTTTTGGAATGGGAAAATCCATATGGTGAATAAAAGATTACTGATTCTTCTAGCACTCTTGTTATTTGCGGCTCCTGCCTATGCGACGGTTCACACTGCCCTAAGCTGCTCAAAGACCGATGTCGCCAATAAGATTGCCGAGGCTGGCGTCGTCAATGGCGATACCGTAATTATCCCACCAGGAACTTGTAGCTGGGCGTCTCAGCTACTTGTGCAAAAAGCTATCACAGTCAAAGGCTCTGGCATCGGGCAGACAATTCTCATAGATGATCTGCCCACTAACCAAGACGGTTTAATTAGAATCGAGTTGGTCGCAAACCAGACTACTCGATTATCCGGCATTGAATTTCGAGATGGGGTAGACGATCAGAATTATAACGGAATCGTCCGGATTGTAGGCGGGGTATCCAACGTCGATGCCAGGCGGATACGAGTCGACCATTGCAAGTTTTATTATTTAGACGGAACAGCCCTGGCTACTTCAGACGCAGTTGGCGTGATCGACCACAATGTCTTTATAAATAATGCCTACATTCCAATCTTTGTTTTTCATCAAAACTGGAATGGATACACTCAGGCAGATGGATCATATGCCGCAGTGGTTAATTGGGGATCGAGCGAGTTTCTATTCATCGAAGACAACGAAATTACTTTTGTCGGTGTGGTGTACGCAGCCACAGACGCCTACAAGGGCGCTCGGTATGTCGCTCGGCACAACATACTAACAAACTGCTGGATCGAGGGTCACGGAACAGATTCGAGTCAACGACTTCGTGGCACGCGGGCGATGGAGATTTACGAGAACCGATTCATTTGCACCACAGGGTCATTTTGTGAATATATGGCCAATGCAAGATCAGGAACGGTTCTAGCCTGGAACAACACGGCGCTAAACTTTGTCGGCGCGCACTTTCACCTCGCCGCATACCGAACATTCTGGGAGTGGGGTGCCTTCGGGCGAGCTGACGGAACCAACCTCTGGGATATAAACGAACCGAGTGGGCCGTTCGGAGCTTCACCGTTTACTGCGACCAGTGGAAGCGGACAAACCGTAACTGTAATTGGCGCTGGTTGGACATTAAATCAATGGGCTGGATACACCATAAAGAAAGCTACTGGTTCGCATGCTGGAGAGCAGGCCATCATATTCTCCAACACGTCCGACACACTTACCTACGATGACTTCGGGGGATTCGATCTTGTCGAGTTTCGCGCCGGTATTACATTTGTTGCGGGTGAAACTTTTAACCTTTGGAAAGTGAACGAAGCCTTTGACCAGCCGGGCAGGGGCGGCGGCACACAGATATTGGCGTTCAATCTGACGACACTAACCTCAGTAGGAACCACGGCCACAGCCACAACGTCTGGTAACCACGGCTATTCAACAAACGACTGGATAATGGTGGACACGCCCAATGATCCACCTGGTGGTCCATATGTGAATAGACCTTACAGGGGCAACTATCAGGTGACGGTCACCGGTGCGACCACGTTTACTTACACATTTGCCGGTAACGGTAGTATCTCGGCCACTGCCGGTCTATGCACCAGCACGAAGATTTCTCCCATTCCATACAATCAGACGGACCAAGCCTGCTACGAATGGAACAACACGCAGGGCGCGACCAACATCGATTTCCTCTCCGGGATGCCCTATCAGATCAGGGTCAACGAGCACTACTTCAAGGACACTGAGGCTCCCGGCTATGTGCCCTACCCCTACCCGCACCCGCTGAATTTGGCCGAAGCAACACCGGGCACGGGCGGCCTCACAGCGCCGCGCAATCTAATCCGTGTCGGACCACGGCAACCCGTCAGGAAGGCGGTTCGATGAAAAAGCTATTTGTACTGGCAATGCTCTTGGCAACGCCGGCTTATGCGGAGATTGTGAAATTAGAGTGGGATCCAAACCCAGTCTCAGACAACGTGACCCGCTATCACGTCTACCGAAGCGAAGGGCTTGTTGACCCCGCCGGGACACCCGTAGACTTTCGCGGCATTGCCGCACCTACCACAAACAAAGTAACAGACCAGCTCCCGGACGACGGGCTCACGTACACGTATGCGGTCAAGGCTTTCAATGGCCAGGTCGAATCGGTATTCAGTAATCAGGTTTCGGCGACTACCCGGAAAGCTCCGAGTGATCCTGTTGGTTTGAAGAGAGTCGCGCAACTTCAGCTAAGAGAGCCCATTTGGATAAAGGGCATTTCGTTCACTGAAAAAGAGTGGCTTTATCTGGGGTTTCGTCGCAGTGACTACTGGAAAGTCGCGGCTAATCAAGCTGGTTTGAAGGTGGCGACTCCATAAGCTACGCGATCCTAACCGAGACGATCAAGTAAAATCCCATGACCTTTTCTGAGCACTTCGAAACGAACCCGGGAACGGATGAGGTTTACACGAGTCAGCACGTGGGGGCAGGCAACGTGTTAGATCCGGACTTCGATACGTCTCTGCTCGGTGGGGGAGCGCCAGCGGGTTGGGGGTCGCAGTGCGGCCTCGTATCCATCGGCGCAACTGCCGGGGACGCCGGCTGGCGCCAGCACGTAACTTCACCCGGCGAAAGCCGGACCGGATTTCTGACCACGTTTTCGTTCCTGCTCTCGTCATCCGGGTTACTCGACGGGCAAGGCATCACGCTAATAGTAACGAAGGAGCAGGGCGATCCCGACATCGCTCCCTTGGCCTGGCGCATCTACATGTGGCGCACCGGGGCCGAGACCTACCTGCTCTTGATCGTGGGCGAGGACCTGCTCTACCGCTACCCGGCGGTGGGCAGCATTGCGGCAGGCACCGTGTACGACAACGTCGTGAGATACGACCTGGTCGGCGATCGATTTAGCTGGTCGGTGAACGGAACAGAAGTGATCGCGGCGGTGCTGCCAGTCACCTGCCCGCAGAACATCGCAACAAAATACATCGGCTCTTCCGGTTCGTCCACGGGCAGAAACACCGTGTATCTACTCGACCGGATAGTCTTCGTCGAGATCAGCATCGTTTCGGCGGTGATCTTTCAGGCCTCGGCGCGGTCCCACACATTTGAGGCTGAGCCGCGACCGTCTACCTTCGTAGCCAGGGCATAGCGGCGAACAAAAGCGAACTCAGGATGTCACGACGCGCTCGCGGTTTGAGCGCGTTTTGTTTTTAAGCAGACGACCATGTTTCTCAAGTCCAAGCAGCCGAACGAGAAGATCCCTATAGGGATCGACTTTGTTGACGTTTTGCCTGATGGGGAATCGATCGTCCTAGCCAGCTCGACGATTGTCGTCCTGGATTCCCTCAGCGCGGATGTGACGTCGACGATTCGCGATAGCGGGCCGACAGTGACCGGGACGACTCTGAACGGGGTCTTCAAGGCCGGCACGCATAACCAGACGTACCTCATCACGTTCACTGCGCAAACCACGAACGGCTACAAGTTCGAGGAAGAAGTCAAACTGAGAGTCAGGGAAAAGACTGTAACGGTCGCGTAAAGGGTCCTATGTCAAACGACGGAAGAACGAAGCTCTTCTTGGCTCCGGCCGAGGAACCGCTGACCGTGGAGCAGGTGAAGGACCATCTTCGTGTGGATGGCACGGATCAAGACATCTGGATCGAGGAGCGGATCGTTGCGGCGCGCGAGTATTGCGAGGGGTTTCAGAACCGGGCGTATATCACCCAGACCTGGGACCTGTATCTCGACTGGTTTTCGTGCGGGGACTGCTGCATCAAGATCCCCAAACCCCCATTGGTGTCCGTCACCTCGATCACGTATCTCGACACGGCCGGCGTAAGCCAGACGTTGGCAGCCAGCACCTACAAGGTTGACACCGTTAGCGAGCTCGGGCGCATAGCTCTCGCTTACGGGCAGTCGTGGCCTTCGACTTACGACGAGATCAATGCCGTCGTCATTCGGTTTGTCGCCGGGTACGGGGCCGCAGCCGCAGTGCCGAAGCGTGTGACCCAAGCTATGTACCTGCTCATCGGACATTGGTTCGAGAACCGGGAAACAGTGCTGACCGGGACTATCTCCAAGGAAGTTGAGTTCTCCGTCGAGAGCCTCCTCTGGCAGGAACGCGTCGTACCAATATGAGAGCGGGACCTCTGCGCCATCGCATAGTCATTGAAGAGGCTACCGAGACGCAGGACACATTCGGAGAGCCCGACGTGGCCTGGTCGACGCTCGCAACTGTCTGGGCCTCGATCGTTCCATTGACGGGGCGCGAGGCGGTCAGCATCCAGCAGATCAACGCGGCGATCGACCACAAGATCACGATTCGCTACCTGGCCGGCGTAGTCCCGAAGATGCGCGTGACCTTCGGAGAGCGGGCCTTCGACATCGTTTCGGTGGCCAACATCGACGAGCGCAACCGCGAGATGCAGCTACTCGTCAGCGAGGACGTTTGAACATGGGAACCGCAACCGTGAAAGGCTTCGAGCAATACGGGGAGAACCTGAAGAAGCTCGGGCGAGATATGACCGGGGAGATTCTGCGCGAGTCCATGATGGCCGGCGCCGAGGTGTTCCGCGCGGAGATCGAGCGTAATGCTCCTGTGGGAACCGGGCCCAAGAGACCCAAGGGTGTCCGGCTCGCTCAGAACATCGTCATTTACGACAGCCACGATAAGACGGAACTGTTCCAGGCCACTCTCGACGAGGACATTCGTTTCCTGATCGGACCATCAAAGAAGGCGTTTTACGGGTTCTTTGCCGAATACGGACGAAAGGGCCAGCCGGCGCGCCCGTTCATCCGCCCGGCCTTCGATTCGAAAGCCGAGGAAGCACTCCAAACCGTTGAGGCAAAACTCGCCGAAGGATTCGAGCGGAAGGCCGGTCACTAAGTGGCGCTCCTGGAAGAGGCGATCAAATCCCGGCTCACGACTTTTGCCGGGCTGACGGCGCTGATCGGGACGCGGGCCTATCCAACGCGGATGCCGCAGAATCCCGTGTACCCAAATCTCGTCTTTACCGAGATCAGCAACATCCCGGATTACGTCATGGGCGGTCAGTCGGGCATCGCGCGCGCGCGTTACCAGATCGATTGCTACGCGGATTCAGTGTCTGGGGTCAAGGCGCTGGCCGAACAGGTGCGCCTCGCGCTCTCTGGCTTCAGGGGCACGGTGGCAGCCGTGGTGATCGACCTTGTCCTGAAGCAAAACTCTACGACGGTCGACGAAGAGAACCGGGTAATCGCGGATTACTTCTTCTTCTATAGGGAGGCGATTCCATGACGGAATACCGCAAGTTGGCGCTTCTGGCTATTCGAGCGCAGGCGGTTGCGGTCATCGCTTTGACTGACGCGCTGTTAGCTGAGGACGAGGCGGAAGGCGAGGACGACTGCACTCATCCGAATCGGGAGAAGTCGGTCATCGGCGGCGACGATGAATTCTACTGCCTAGACTGCAAGAAGACTTTTCCCTGTCCGCATGACCGCACGCAGGACGCTAGCACCATGGGGTGTCCGCGAAAGTTCTGTCTAGACTGCAAGCAGATGTTCGCAGGGAACGCGTTGGAGATTATCGGCGCGGCGCTGGATTCATAAGATAGGAGTAGCAGCATGACGATTCTTGGCCCATGGGTAGATCCGAAGATACTTGCCGGCGGGTTCAATTTCAGCCCGGTTTTGAATCTGGCTACCCTTACCTACGGTGCCGATGTACTTGATAAATCCACGTTTGGGCAGGCAACGAAGATCCACATGGCCGGGCTCAGGAACATTGCCCTTGAGGCTTCCGGCTTTGCCGAGATCGGCGCAGATCTCCAGGACGCGCAGAACTTTGCGAACATCGGCCTGTCGAATATCCCGGTATCGATCTTCCCGAACAGCACGCCGGTACTTGGAGACCCGGCATATTTCTTCCAGGCCGCGCAGGCGAAATACAACCTCGGTGGCCAGCACGGGCAGATGCTCCCGTTTTCATTCGATGCGCACGGCGCGAGCGGCCATCCACTGTTACGGGGAGTCATTCTAGACCCAGGGACGGAATACGCGGGTCCCGCTCATACGACATCTGGCGTCAACATAGGTGCCGTTTCTGCGAGTCAGTATCTCTATTCCGTGGTGCACGTAACGCAGTGCAAGGCCGGCGGCGGCACTCTCAATTATGTAAGGTTTGACAGTGACGATAATAGCGGGTTTACGACTGCAACCCAGCAATTTCAAACGTCTCCAGCGGTAACATCGACACCGACAGGGTTCTACCTGACACGTGTCGCCGGACCGATCACCGATAACTGGTGGCATCTGGTGATTGATATTACAGGCGGAACTGGAACCTACAAAATCTTTGCAGCAATCTGCATAGCTTAATCTCGGATACACCTCAAGGGGGTTAATCATGGCAATATTCGGGCCGTTCACCAACGGCAAAGTCACCATTAACGGCGTCGACCTTTCCGCCCGCGTCAAATCGTGGTCGATCAGTTACAACGCCGACATGCTCGACGCCAGCAAAATGGGCGACCTGACGAAGGTCAACCTGGCCGGCCTGAAGGAGTGGTCTCTCAACGTCGACTTTCTCGACGACCTAGCGGTCAGCGGCGCCGGCAGCGTCGACGCGACACTGTTCCCCCTCGTAGGGGCCGCGGCGTTCACGGTAGCCGCGCGTGTGGACTCCGGGGCCATCAGCACAACCAACCCGGAATTCACAGGCCTGGCGGTCCTCGCCGGCACCAACATCGGCGGCGCGCACGGAGGCCTGCTCATGAAGAGCGGCATCACCTTCCAGTGTGCCGGACCTTTGGATCGGGACGTTACTCCGTAGCGGTCGCGCGTCGGGGACCTCGCTTATGCACATTTACCACCAAACTTGCGGTGGCTGGCGTTTGTGGCTCCGAAGACTCTTGGGTTTTGGCGGGGTCTCAAGGTTCAGGCTCTATCCATCGCAGCCGGATGCAGACGTGTTCGCGACTCGCACTTATATTTGCGAGACCTGCCGGACCGTTCTTCATTTCGATCTGGATTGGGACGACGACGAAGAATCCAAGGCCGGACTTAAGAACGTGATAGGCGATCCGGTTCACCCTAACCCAAAAGGAACTACAGTATGACCGAACGAAAGATCCTCACCCGCGAACAAATCCTTTCGGCAGACGACCTGAAGCGGGAAGAAGTCTATGTACCCAACTGGGGAGGCTCTGTGTTCGTGCGCTCCCTGACCGGCATAGACCGGGACTGGCTGGAGGAGCAGAGCGTCAAGCGTAACGGCGACAAGTTCGAGGCGAACTTCAACAATGTCCGCGCGCGCCTTGTCTCGCTCGCCGCGGTCGACGAGTTCGGCAAGCGACTCTTTACCGAGGCCGACATTGAAGCCTTGGGTGCAAAGAGCGCAGCGGCCCTGGACCTCGTGTTCACGGTTGCCAGCCGGCTCAACGGGCTTTCTGCCAAGGACGTCGACGAACTCGCAAAAAACTCCAACGGCGACCTAGCCGCCGGTTCTGCTTCCGCTTAGCCGCCCTGTTCGGCTGCACGGTAGCCGAGCTGCTCGCACGAATCAGCAGCGCTGAGCTTGCCGAGTGGATTGCCTTCTACCGTTTGGAGCCGTTTGGGCCGCGGGAAGAGGCCCTGCGCGCTGCCCTGATCGCAAGCACCATCTTGAACGTGAACGGCGGAAACGATGGAACCGCAGTGAAACCTTCTGACTTCCTACCCGCCGAACCCGCCGAACAAACTCCTGCCGAGATCCGCCAGGAGAAGTTTGCCCTGCTTAAACAACTGCACCGAGAACTGAGAGAAGAGTAGCCATGGCCGTTATCGGGCGCGCGTTCATCGAGCTCGCCGTAGAAACCGGTAAATTCCGAGCTGGAATTGAGGAGGCGCTCCAGATTACCGCGCGTATGGAGAAGGGGCTTTCTCGTACCGCCCAAAACATGGTGAAGGGTTTTGAGAACGCGCTGAACCCCGCCACCAAGCTGGCCGAGAAACTTGAGATCCTAGAGGCGGCCGGAAAGTCAATGACCGATATCTCGCTGGTGATGGGGAAGCGGATCGACGACACGACGGAGATCATGAAAGCCCATGGGCAAGTACTCCCCGAGATCGTCAAAAGGTACTCCGAGATGCGGGAGGCGGCAGCGAAACTACAAGGAAGCACCGAAGACGTGGCCAGCAGTATCGGCGGTCTCACTAATAGCCAGCGCGATGCGAAGGACGCGATTGGGCTCTTAGGTAACCAGTTGGGTATCCAGCTCCCGCGCGAAGTCGAAAAGTTTCTCGCTTCAACTTCTCTGATCGGCCCGGCCATGGCCACGGCGTTTAAAGCCTCGATCTTCATTGCCCTTGGCGTGGCGTTGTTTGAAGCCCTCAACAACATGGACAAGCTCACGGACAAAGTCTTCGATTGGACCGGGGCGATGAAGGAGGCCCAGGCCCAGCTAGAGAAAACCAACGGCGCGATCGTCGAGCACAATAAAAAACTCGTGGAGTTGCAGCGGGCCAACGAACTCGCCGGCCTGAGCGGTACAGCAAGGGCTCAGAGGCGGGCCGGATTCGGGCAAGAGGATGTCGGGGTCCTAGAGTCCAAACTCTCGGCGCTCCTGGAAACGCGCAGAACGTTGAGTGAGATAGCTAAAGAAACAAAAGAAGTTGCCATGGGGACCGGCGAAGCTGAGCCGAAAATTTTTCAAATACCGACCGAGGCTGCCACTCAGGCGCAAGGAACTCTGAAGAATCTCAACAACATGATAAGCGCCTTGAAGATCGAGATTAAATTGGCCGAGGAGGAAATGGTTGGTTTCAATCGACAGGTTGGCGAGGAGTCCCTCAAGGCCGCCGAACAATTTGCGAAAGCCGCGGCAACGACGGAGGCCCACATGCTGGACTTCTTCCGGGCCAGGCACACACCGCAAGGTCTCGACGCGCTCAAAATGTCGCCAGGACTTCAATCTGCCGATCCCGTTCTCGTGAACTTCGACAAGATTGTTCAAGATCGCATGAAGGCCGACCAGGCCGCCAGGGCCGCCCTCGGCACAACCGGTCTCGAGGAATTCTTCGGTAAGACCGGAGAGCTGTTTGAATCGGTCGACTCCACATGGATCAAGATCAATGACCAGCACAGGGAGCGCTACCAGAAGATGATTGACACGGTCCGCGACGGCGCGGGCCAGGTCTTCGACGCACTGCTCACCAAGGGCAAAGGAGTCTTCAGCTCGCTCCTGAACTTCGTGAACGGGCTGCTTCAGACCATGGGCCGGAAGATCTTCCAGAACATGGCCGCGATGGTTTTCGGCGGGAAGAAGGGCGGAATCGGCTCGATCTTCGAAGGGGTCTTTCCTGGCTTCAGCGCAGGCGGCGCAGGCGGCTCGCCGGCAGCTACCGGAATCAACGGTGGCACGTTCGGCAAGATCTCCGGAGGCCTCGGCGGATTCTTCAAGAACATATTCAGCAGGGGCGGATCAACCAGCGCGGCGACAGCATCTCTCGGGGCGAGTGGAGATTGGGCGGGCTCGCTCAATAACGTGTCCCAGGGGAAGCCGATGGCAGCCGGAATCAGTAAGGCGGGAAGTGCTGTATCGATGGCTGGGATGGCCGTCGGGATGGCGCTCTTTCAGTCTGGCATGAACAAGGGCAGCAAGCTCATGACCACGATCGGCGGGGCTGCAACCGGGGCATCGGTTGGTTTCCAGGTCGGTGGCCCGATGGGCGCTGCGATCGGAGCTGGGATTGGCGCCATTGGCGGATTCGTTGCCGGGATCTTCGGAAGCGCGGCTGCCAGGCGACGGCAAGAGATCGTCAGGATTGAGGAGTCCATTAAGGCGTATGAAGCCCTACGCGCGCCCACGATCGGAGCACTGGGCGAATCTCTTCAGGGTAGAGGGCTGTCCGTTGGTCTCCGTGATGGCGTGAGGGTGATCCGGTGGGACCGCCTCGAGGCGGCTATCGAGAAGCTAACCGGCACTGTCGACGGATTCGGAGAGGCTGTCATGAATTTTGAGACGCTCTCCCCGGGTGTGGTGGTAAAGCGCGGCGCCGACGGAGCTAGCCGCGAGATCCTGGCGGCAGCGGATCAAGGTATGCAGAACAATCGCTCGTTGCGCTTGTCGTTCGCCCGCACGGTCTTGGAAGAAACCTAATGCCATCCGTTTTCCCTATCAACGTCAACCCGCCGGTTCATCACACGCTCGGCTATGTGAATTACATCGCCGAGATGGGCGACGGGTTCGAGCAGCGGGTCAATAAGAACCTTGCCTACTCGCACGCCACCGGTGAGGGCACGGTTGTCTCCTACAAGGGAATCAACCGCTTCAAAATCGAGGCCCGCTGCCTGGCTCACATCAATAGCGACTCCGCCCAGGAAGCAAATAAGTTCTGGGCCTTCTACAAGGCGCGACTCGGCAGCTATGAACCGTTCTATTTCTATAACCCGGCTGAAGCCGTGATCGACCTCACCGGGGCAGCGACCACGGGCCGGTATCTCGTGCGCTTCGAGCAAGCAGATCTGACCAGGAATCAGTTCATCCTAAAGCTCTTCAATTACGGAATTAGTTTAGTTGAGGTGAGGGCTTAATGCCGAAGGGAATAGGCGCTGGAATACTGGCCGCACTAGACAGCGTCCAGGTCGGCGGGCTGATCTATCTCGTAAAGGTCACAGTCCGATCCGGCGTGAAGTACTGGGGAGAGCGCGGCGGGACCTTCCTTGGGAATGTGTACGAAGCCCGGCTACAGAACGCGTCACAACTCTCGTATGCGGTAAGCGACTCCGAGGAGCTGCTCCTCACTTTCGCGAACGTCGACGGCGCGATCACCACGCTCGACAGGGCCGAATCCTTCGTCGGGGCCAAGGTCGAGATCATTGAATACCTCGACGGCATCGCCGACGGATATGTGAAGTGGACGGGCTGGGCCGATGAGTTCCGGGAGATCACGCCGCTCATTGCCGTGCTTCCGGTATTCTCCGGATCTCCGACCACGCGCGTAGAGGTCCCGCGGCGGACGATCGAGCTTCAGTGTCCCTGGGAATTTGCGATCTACCCGGACCGGCCGGCCGCGTCTCAGACCTGGGTCGACGGTACCGATTTCGAGGGAAGCGAGTGCCCGTACCAGCGCGTCTCTACCATCGGATTCACCACCACAACCAACGCCTCGATCGACGCCACGACGGATCCGGTCACCTTCGCAATCATCGCCCTGCCCGACAGCCAGGTCCTGAAGATCTCGGACCTGATCAAGATCGACTCCGAGGTTATGCTCGTCACCGGGGTCTCCGGTCTCAACACCACCTGCGCGCGCGCCCAGAAGAGCACAACCAAGGCCTCTCACCTGTCAGGCGCAACACTCAAATTCTACAACTGCCAGTTCTCAGTCGATGCCTGCAAGCGCCGCGGGATGTTCGGGAACAATACCTCGGATCAATACAGCTCAGGCGGCACGAAGAACCGGAACTACTTTGGGGGCTTCCCGCTCATCACCGGGCAGATCCACGGCAAATTTCGCCAGTCGACGGGAGAGAAGGCCCGGCGGCTCACGGTTGCATTCTCCGGGAATGAAAGCGGCTACGGCGCTCCGCTTGCAAGCTACTACGGCAATGTCCGCGTAGTCGAGCCGAGACTCATCGTTGCCAGGGCCGAGGGAGATTTCCTGCTCACCCTCTGGGCCGTCTCGGAAGGCGTTCTGGCCACGAACGCGACGAATGGCGACCAGGCTGTCACCTATAACGCTTACGCCCAGGATGGCGGCAGTCCGCCGGAGCTCATCTACGTCAACGGCCAGCGACGCCACGACCCACGCGCGGGATTCGGGATCCAGGTCTTCAACGGTCAGATGGATCAGCCTCCGCCGGGATTCGGAGCGACACCGTCAATAATTCCCGAATTCGATACGAACCATCTCGGCTTCTGGGGAACGGCCTGGGTGATGCTCCGGACCAACATCAAGAACAGTCCGAGCGTCGACATTAAGAACCTCAGCATCTCGGCTGACTTCGAAATCCAGTACGGCAAGGTTGTCCGAGTCTACACGGATGCGGTCACCTACACGCGCAAGGCCAGCACCAGCCCGGCCATGGTCCTACTGGATCAGGAGACGAGCAAGCGATCGGGCGGCGGCGTTGACCACGCGCGCTTTGACCTAGCGTCCTTCGTGACCGTGGCGGCCTACAACGTGGCGACGGTGACAAATACCGTGGATGGCTCTTCCGTTCCGCGCTGGACGTTCAACGGCGGCGTCGACAACAAGCGGCCGTTTGAAGAGTACGAAGCGCAGATCTGCCTGGGGATGTACTGCCTGCCTCCGTTCGAAGGTATCGACGGCAAGCTAAAGATCAAGTCGCTCAAGAGTGAGTCGCTGGTCGGCCTGCCGCTCTTCTCGAGCAAATCCGGCACGTCGCGCAATATCATTTTTGAAAGCGGAATCTCCTCGCTCACCAAGGGCCGGCAGTCGATACGTAAAATCCCGAACGAGATCCGCGTCAATTTCGTCGCTAAGGAAACCGACAAGTGGATTAAGACCCAGCTCATTGTTTCCGACCGAGACGCACAGCGCCAGGTCGGGACCATCCTCGGCGACGCATCGGTAAGAGTTGTGCCGAAGTCGCTCGATCTTCTTGGGGCGATCTCTGTCGATGAAGCCGCGCGGATTGGATCGCTCGTCCTGCGAGCTGGGGAGTTTGCCCAGGGCGGGCTGTCGAACAACCTGGCTGTAAAGTTCAAAGCTTTCTACAAAGACGCCTCTAACGTAGAAAAGGGAGACATCGTCCGCATTGAAGATGACCAGCTCCACGCGACCACCGAGCAGTATTTTCGGGTGATCGAGATCCGCGAGAAGTCGATCGAGGTCAAAGGCGGGGGGTTTGTATTCTTTAAGGAGATCGAGGCGACGCTCCACGACAACGCGATCTACGATGACACGGCCTACGCCACCACGCGCGCGACGAGGATAGATCCCCCCAATCCTTACGACTACGACGCGCCCCAGGTCACAGGGTTTGCGATCGCGGAGGATGGAGTTGTCGACTCGAACGGCGTGCCACAGGCCAGGCTGACGATCACATATACGGCGCCGGCTACGCCCGAGAACTTCAAAGACGTTATCATCATGCGTAGCACGACGTCCGGGTGCAACTCCGACTGCAGCAGCGGATGCACGACTGTGGGCGACTGGCGATTCGTGGCCGAGATCTCAGCGTCTCCAACGACAATCTTCTGGGACGCGTCCAACAAGTGCGAGGTGTTCGTCGCCCTAAGCCGGAACATAGCCGGCGGGACACCTGATCCCGGAACGCTGAAAGTCGACAGCACTTTCAAATACCCCAGGGTCACCGTGAAGGTCGACGGTGCTGCCGACAGCGGACCTCCGGCAGGATTTTCCATCATCACCGAGGCGGGCCCTGATCCGAACTCCGTCATAGTCCGAGCCACGAAGCCAACCACCAATTGGCGCGGCGGCCGACGTTGGGTTGCCCAGGTCAAAAACAGCGGTACGGGTTCATGGCGGGCACTCGACGCCAATGCCGGCGCCGCCGTCACAAAGTACGACGGGAGCGCGATCGCGCACGAGCGGGTAGAGATTGCCGGCGGAACGCAACGCATTAAGAGAACTGCTGGGGCCGGATTCGGGACCGCAGCGATCGGCGACCTGGTTCTTGTTGACGCCCGCGGCGGCGCGTTTGGGGTGAATTACTGCCAGCATGGGACGATCACTGACCTTCTCGACGCGGCCGGCAATCCGGTGGCGGTAGGCTCTGCGGTCCAGTTCACCGCGAATGGATTCCATCCGCTGGTAGACACCGATCTCCGCATAAAAATAGTCAAGCCTCACTGGGATTGGAACACGGAAGGCTACCTCGGGGACTTGCCCGGTAAGGGGATCTGGGGCGCGTTTATAAGCGACGACCAGAAGGACGAGTACATCTCAGACCCGATCAAGATCGAGGGCGACTACGCGAGCATCGATACCAGGGTGTGGTTCGAGAACGCGCACTTCACGAGCGACTCGTCCACTCTTG